TGTATCCAAATGTGGAAAACTCCATGTTTTTGATATCCATAACGTATCTCCTTTTTTACCGAAATGAATGGATTTTCCTCCATAATATAACAGTCTGGTAAGAAACGCAAATAATTTTATCAAAAATGATAAAAATATTATTGACTTTTACCGATCGGTAAATTATAGTATATATAACGGTAAAATACGTTACCGATCGGAAAAAATGGGAGAAGGTGGTAATAGATGAATACGAAGCCTAACGAAATAGGAGGAGCAAGGAAACGGCTCCGAATTACACAACAGGAAGTGGCTAACAGACTAGGAATACCGCTTCCGACATACATTAAGAAAGAAAGAGGAGAAAGTCCGTTCACAGATACGCAGAAAGTAGAACTGGCAAAAATCCTAGATTGGACGCCACTGCAAATGAACAGGTTCCTGTACGACGGACTCCTGCCTATCAATGCAGAAAACCATTGGTAGTTTTTTTAGCAATATGAGTTACCGATCGGTAAAATGTATTGCTGATAGGTAAATTATATGTTATTTGGGGAGGAAAGAAAATGGGACGTGGAGCCACGAAAGCAGCCGGCAATCTCTGGTACGAAGCCAGAATAAACGCAGCAAAATATAACGACAAGCTATCTAGTCGTGAAGGTGCTGCCGAGTTGCTGGGATGCTCGGTTGATGTGCTTGTTAGAGTTGAAAATGATCTTTACAAGTGCATGCCCGTGGAGACAGCGATTCTTATGGCCGACCTGTACAATGCCCCTCATTTGCTAAATCACTACTGCAGAAATTGTCCAATCGGATGTGATAGTCCCATATCCGACGAAAATCCAGACTTGGATCGTGTGACTGTGAAACTTCTGAAAAAGCTGAAGCTAGAAAAGATAGCCAGCATTAAAGAGAGATTGCTCGAAATCGCAGAAGACGGGGTTATCAGTGAGGACGAAAAACCGGAGCTGGAAGAGGTTGTAGGTTTTTTAGAAGAAATTGTCACGACTGTCAGCGAACTTAGATCGATCACAAGAAAAGTATTAAACGGAGGATGAACCGTGGAGGCATACAGATCAGCGATAAGGATTCTAGAGGAAGAATACGGGATCACCTCTTTAGAAGAATTGCAAAATGCAATCCGCAAAATAGGTCCGATCGATGTAAGCCTGTTTTGTGCAGATATAGAACCTGAAAAAAGGAGAACTCGCCATGAAAAGAAATAACAACAAAGCAAGATCTGGATGCTTGTTTTTAAGAAGAGCACTTGCGTTTGTAATTGTTGCAATTGCATTTTCGCTTGTTATTGCAGACACAGCAAAAAGCCATGACACAAACACCGAAATGAGCATAGCTTCGCAGTCCGGAAGCGAACAGAATCGGCCCGAGGCAACTGTTGTAGCTGCGGCTCAGGAAACCCCTGAGGTTGTCGTACATACTGTTTCTGCTGAACTGATCTGTACTGTGAATTATGAAGAAAAGGACGTCTCGACCGGACCTGAACCATCCGAACAGGAAGACATAGACACAGAAGCAGAAGATGAGATCCTTTACTACACGGAAGAAGACGTTCTTGCTCTTGCTCAAATGGGAGAAGGAGAAGCCGGCGGAATTCCTTCCGATATGGAGGTAGCTGCAACGATGTGGAGTGCCTGCAATCGCTTAGACAGCGGAGATCCCTATTATGCTGGGCTTGAGTCCATCAAGGATATCGTCGCTCAGCCCTACCAGTATCATGGCTACAATCCTGATCGAGTTCCTTCAGAAAGACTTATGGCTCTTGCCAGAGATGTTCTGAGCAGATGGAATGCAGAAAAAAATGGTGCAACTGATGTGGGGCGTGTGCTTCCCCGCGAGTATATGTTCTTCCACGGAGATGGCTGGCACAATTATTTCACCACAGTTCCGGGCGGGTATGATGTGTACGATTGGTATCTTGGTTCCCCCTACGAGAGTTGAGGAGTAAGCACATGGATATGCTTGAACAACTTTCAGACATTGTATTTGCGGTGCAAGACGAAACGAAGTATCCGTTCGACCTTTCTGAAATCTTTCGAGTGATGCAACATACTCTCCGGAAGATCGAATTAAACGGACAAGGCGATGGATACATTCCCATCTTGTTTAGAAATGAGCTGCAAGATCTCGTTATGAGACATGAAATCAATAAGAGAGGAAGCGAAAGAACATGTGTAGTCTCTGCAATTCCAGCCCTTGTGTAAGCCGATGCCCAAACGCACCGGAGCCAATCGCCGTTGCGACATGCGACTATTGTCATGAGAGCATTTATCGCGGAGAAGAGTACGGCGAGATTAACGGCAAAGCATATTGCGAAAGCTGTTTAGAGATTATGCCGTACAGTGAAATGATCGAACTCTTCGGTGGGAAATGGAGGCTTGCGGAGGAACCCGATGCAGGATACTGAAAACAAGATTATCCAAATGCCTGACTTCCCCGAGCTGACATTCGATGAAACAAGCCACATATATCGGCTGGACGGGGATGTGATACCGAGTGTTTCTGAGATAATGACCCCTTTGTCGACCGCAAAGTATAAAGGCATAAGTGACAGGACGCTGAATAACGCCGCAAACAAAGGGTCAGCAGTACACGATGCAATCGAGTTTTGGATAAAGTACGGTGTCGTAGATATCGAAAAAGAACACGCCGGGTACTTCAATGCTTTTCTCCGTTGGTGGGAAAAGGAAAAGCCGGTTGTTATTGGATCTGAGAACCGTGTGTATCACCCTATCCTGCAATACGGTGGAACGGTTGATCTGTACTGCCTTACCGGACAATCAGAACCCACTCTCGTAGATTATAAATGCACATACCAGCTAAGTGAAATGACCTGCCGTGTCCAGCTGGAAGCGTATTCTCAAGCCTTGGCAAGTCATGATTTGCCCGTTATGAAAAAGAACATTCTTCATCTCAAGAAGGATGAAACATATGAGTACAGGCCGTTCCTAGCTAAAGATCCAGTTGCGTGGCGGGTCTTCGGAAATCTAAAGGGAGTTTACGACTACTTGAAGTCGTACCAAAATTAGGAGGGAAATATGATGAACACCGAACTCACCACTTACCCGGGAGAAAGCAGGCTTGCTACCGAAAACGTTTCGGTTATCGAGGTCGCAAAAAGTCTGGTTGTTACCAATGAAGCAGATTATCAATCCGCCGGAGAATATCTGAAAGCAATTAAAAGACAGCAAAAAGCTGTCACAGAATTCTTTGAGCCGATGAGAGTAAGCTCCAAAGCCGCATATGATGCCGTCCTCTCCAGAAAGAAGGCTATGTTAGATCCCCTGAAGGATGCAGAAGCTGCACTCAAGGAAAAACTAGACGCATTTATTGAGGTCCAGAAGGAACTTCAGGAAGAGAAAAACGCTTCGTTAAAGGAACGAGCTGCAAGGCGGCTCGATGAATGTCTTGCTGAAGCAGCTGCCGCTGAGAAGGCCGGAGATGTTCTCGCTGCAGAGATGGCGTTGGCTGAAGCAGAGATGATGGACGATGCGGCAAATGGCGTAGGTGCGAGATCGATGCTTCCCAAGGTAAATGGCATCAGCACTGTAAAGTCGTGGGAAATTATCAGCATTGACCACAAAGCTGTCCCTGCTTATGTGGGCGATGTTGTAATCCGCCCTGTTGACGAAAAGGCAGTAATGACACTCATCAAAGCCACGAAGGGACAGGTAGTGATACCCGGTGTCCAATTCAAGGAGACCGTATCTCATAGAGTAAGAACTTAGTAATTAGGAGGAGTACAAAATGGCTGATAACAAAAGAGAACTGGCAACTGCTGCCCCGAAAGGTGCTATGCAGATGCCCAAAACAACAGGGATGAATGTTTTCTCAGATGCAAAAAGTTTTGAAGCAGCATTCAAAATGGCTGACTGTCTTGCGAAATCTACGATCGTCCCCAAGGAGTATCACAACAATGTTGGTAACTGCATGATTGCTCTCGAAATGGCATCCCGAATCGACACTAGCCCCATGATGGTTATGCAGAACCTGTACATCGTCAACGGTCGTCCCGCTTGGTCCAGCCAGTGGATTATTGCGATGATTAACTCCAGCAAGAGATACAAGACTGAACTGCAGTTCGAATTTGGTCACGATTCCAGAGATGGCGGTCTTAGCTGTACCGCATGGGCTGAAGATTACTTTGGTCACAAAGTATTTGGACCGAAGATCACAATGAAGATGGCAAATGACGAAGGCTGGACGACTAAGAATGGCAGCAAGTGGAAGACAATGCCTGAAGTCATGATCCAGTATCGTGCTGCATCTTTCTTTGGTCGTCTGAATTGCCCCGATATGATTATGGGAATCTACAGTGCAGACGAAGCATATGAGATCGACGATAACGCAAACGCCGGCGGAACATATAGCCTTGATGTTGACCCCAACACCGGAGAAATTATCGCCACAAAAACGGAGTCCAGTGAACCGATCAACAAAGAAGATCGAGAAATCCTGTTCGCTCTTGTTTCCAAGTGCTTTGGCGTAGGAGATGGGAATGCTGTGCTGAAAACTCTGATTGAAAATGAGGGTTATGCAAACACCAAGGAACTTTCTCGGGCTGCATATGACAGGATCGTAGGCAACATTTCCAAAATGCTTCCGGAGGAACAATATGAAGCCATCATCGGTGAGCTGAGCGAGGTGGTTGGGAACGGATGTCCGGGATGTACTGAGTCTGCAGCGAATCGTATTCAGAACAACTTCCAGCTGATGATTTCCGCAAGAGATGAAATGGCAAGAGAGACTGACAAGAATTGAGACGGTGAATGATATGCAGTTTCAACTGTGTGTTCAGGAAAAAGAGGCAGGTGAGATAATGGCGTGGGTTAGCATACACGATAATGTGGTTGGAGGGAAGCTCAGAGAGCTTGCCAAGGAGGTCTCGAAAGAAGGCCTCCCATACATAGAGGAACTTGCATTGGGCATTCTTGTAAAATTCTGGCTTTGGGGACTTAACAACGCCGACAAAAACGGAATGATTATCAATGCTGACAAAGAAGACATTGTTGATGCATTTAGCTCTCGCCTTGTATCTCACCTTCCTAATGTTGTTGGTATATTATTGAGAACCCACTGGATAGATGCAACAGTGGAAGGGTACAAAATCCACGACTGGGATCAGTGGCAAGAACAATGGTACAAAGCCATGGAGAAGAGAGAACGGGATAAAATCAGAAAGAGGGACGCAGATGCATCGAAGAAAAAAGATGCTGCTGTTCCTCCTTCTGAAGAACCTGATGCAGAGGCTCCGCCAGAAGGCGGTGGCGATCCACCCGATGAACCAGAACATCCGAGGTATGTTCCTGCTTTTGAGACTTTCTGGGAAGAATATCCGAGAAAGATCGATAAAGGAGCAGCATACAAGAAGTATATGGCCAGACGACGGGATGGATATTCGGACGAAGATCTTCTCCGTGCTGCGAAGAACTATGCATATGTCTGTAAAAGGAACAAAACTGACAAGAACTACATCAAACACGGAAAGACCTTCCTTGGTGACAGTCTCCCGTTCCTTGATTATCTTCCAAAGCGAGAGGCGCAATCGCCCGAAACACAACTTCCCGACACAAGCAACCCGTTTGCTGATTGCGTAGGAAAGGGAGGATGATCTGTTGGCTATTTTCAACACGTTTCCTATGGCACGAAGACTTGCTGAAAAAGGAATTAGAGAACAGGTGATAAATCCTTCTGATGTTGCAGGAGAAGATGGAACTCTTTACTGCGGTCTTTGCGGAGAGAAAAAGAGGATGTACAAAGACTTTCCTGATCCTGTCGAGGGAGATGAGCAAAGAGTAAGCAGACTTCTTGTTGCACTGGAATGCGGATGCGATCGTGCGAAAAAAGAAAAGGAAAAGCAAGCAGCCATAGACAAAGCTGATATGGAGTCTATAGAAAAGCTCAGAGTTGCTAGTCTCATGGACGACCACTTCAGGCTTTGCTCGTTCGATTCTTTTCAGACAAATCAGTATAACCAAAGAAATCTAAAGATCTGCCGGCGTTACGCTACTGCATTCGATAAGATGGTTTCTGAGAATCGGGGTCTTCTCCTTTGGGGCGGAGTCGGAACAGGGAAAACATTTGCGGCAGCGTGTATTGCCAACTATCTTCTTGGGAAAAAAGTTCCTGTCATCATGACTTCTTTCCTGAAAATATTGAACATGATACAGGCGGACAGAGACCAAGAGACACGGATTATAAATCAACTAAATAGGGCTAGGCTGGTTGTATTTGATGATATGGGCGTAGAAAGAGGGTCTGATTACGTTTTAGAAAAAGTCTATAGCATTATAGACAGCAGATACAGACGGCAGCTTCCTATGATTGTCACAACGAATCTCACCATGGATGAAATGAAAAACGAGACCGATATACGATATGCGAGAATATACGATCGGCTTTTCGAAACATGTTATCCGATGCAATTTACCGGTGTTAGCTGGCGAAGAGTAACTGCAGCGAAGAGATTTCAGGAAATGGGGGCATTATTCGATGAGGATTAAATTCTCTGTTTTTGGAGAGCCGAAAGGCAAGGGGCGTCCCAGAATGACAAAAACAGGGCACACCTACACTCCGAGTGAAACGGTGGAATACGAAAACTTGATAAAGCTTGAGTATCGCCGGCAATGCGGAAATGTATTCTACGATAAAGAAACCCCTCTCGATGTAAGAATCACCGGATACTACGGCATCCCAAAGAGTGTGAGCAGAAAAAAGCGGCAAGCTATGATTGACGGAGTTATTAGACCGATTAAGAAGGTCGATGCAGATAACCTTTGCAAGGTTGTCTGCGACTCGCTCAATGGCTATGCGTACCACGATGACACGCAGGTTGTAGACTGCCAGATCAGGAAGTTTTACAGTGAAACCCCAAGAGTTGTTGTGACGATTCAAGAAGCAGGCCGACTGGTCAGGAGGTAAAAATGAGCAAACATCTAAATTTTGATGGCTACTGGGAAGGCGAAGCCGTGTACGAATGCGACCAATGCCAGACCGATCAGAAGTTCCGCTTTGATGACGAAGAAGAAGCGAAAGATTCGAAAACCCACAGGAAAACGCTGCGTGAGAACCACGGGTGGGTGATGGCGAAAGTCAACGGTCAGTGGAAGGAGTTCTGCTGCGAAGACTGCAGAAACAAGTACATCAGAAGCAATACGCTTTGAGTTTAGGAGGAGTTACAATGAACAAAAACAAAGTCATGCCTGTCAGCTTGGATGGTGAGGCTTTTGCCTCGCTGAAGAGAGATTTCGACAAACTCGTAAACAGAACAATCGGAAACATGGAAATGAGACGGGCTGAAGAAGCGACCGTGACCGTCAAGCTTTCTATCAAGCTCGAAAAGACGAAGGTCGATACTCCTGATGGTCTCATTGATGTTACAAAGCCTACCTTCAAGCACGATATCAATTCCGTCATGCAGGTCAAGGACAAGATGACTGGTCAGCAGGTTGGCGAGTATGCCATTGTCTGGGACGAAGAAGAGGAACGCTACGTCATGAAGAAGATCGACAATGGGCAGATCGGTCTGTTTGACAAGGAAGAAGGATATGTTGACGTTGAATTCGAAGATGTCACCGCGAACAATGCCAACGCCTTGCCTTCCGGCATTGCTGCACTCCCCGAAGCAGAACATCTTCCTGAAGAACCTGACGTCATTCCCGCAGAAGACGGAACGCCTTTTCAATGGCTGAACCATTTTGTTGGTGAGCAGCTGCATGTCACCGAGGCGATGGGCAACTACACAGTAAGGACGAATGACAATAAGGTCGTCCTCTCTACTGCGACAACCCCTGCGTCTATTTTCTACTGCAAGAAGACGACGCTTGTTGGGCATGCGGGACACACGCTGTATATCTCCAGACAAGATGACGACTATGCGGCTTCTATCAAGGTTACGTGCTTGGATTGCGAAAAGGTTCTGTTCACCGTTAGTGTGGCATCTACTCTTACAACAACCACGAACTACGAAAATGACGAGGATGATTGCGCCGGTGGCGAAGAGGATCTGGCAGAATGTCTCGAAGACGAAGACGATGACGAATTCGAAGACGACTATGACTATGAAGATCCTGAGGACTGATCGTTAAGGCTGGAGGAGATTTGCATGAAAACACCAGTGGATATCGTGCGAGGGCGCATCGTAGATATCGATGAACGAGGCGTTCTCACGATTAAAGCTGTGTATCCTGACTGGCCTATTTTGGTCAAAAGAGGGTATAGGGAATGCGACATCCAGCTCATAGACAGCCGGCCCCTATCAGACAAGCAGCGTAGAGCATGCTACGCTCTTATTCGAGAGATCTCCAGACACACGGGTCAGGGGCTGAATCCTACAAAGGAACGACTGAAAGAAATGTTTGTCCAGGAGGAGCTGGGGCTTCCTCCGGACAAAACATTTTCACTCAAGAACGCTCCAATGAGTCTTGTGTGTGCCTACCAACGATACTTGGTCAAATTTATTCTGGACTGGGACATACCGTGTGGTTTCTCCTTGATCGACTTTGTTGACGATGTTTCTGATTACATATACAACTGCTTAGTCAACAAGAAGTGCTGCATCTGTGGACTGCCAAGCGACCTTCATCATGTTGACCATGTGGGTGCAGGTCGGAACAGAGACGAGATCATCCACGAAGGGATGGAAGTCTTGCCACTATGCAGAAAACACCACACGGAAGTACACAATATGGGATGGATTACATTCCAAGAGAGATACCACATAACGGCTGGAATCATCCTTGATATGTTCTTGTGCCAGATATATCCTTAAACATAAGGAGGAAGAAGAGTGCTCAACAGAATTGTACTCATGGGAAGACTTACCAGAGACCCCGAATTGAGACGCACTGGCAGTGGGGTAGCCGTTGTATCCTTTACCATTGCTGTTGATCGAGATTTTCAATCAGGAGACGGCAATAAAGAAACTGATTTTATCGATATTGTTGCTTGGAGAGGTACTGCTGAGTTCGTCAGCAAATACTTTGCAAAGGGGCAGATGGCTGTCGTTTCGGGCCGGCTCCAGATCCGCAACTGGAACGACAAGGACGGAAACAAGAGACGGAGTGCAGAAGTAGTTGCCGACAGCGTCTATTTTGGAGAACCCAAGAAGTCCTCAGGCGGCTTCCATGAGAACGATACTCCATCTTCGCACTCCCCGTTGCCTGAAAATTATGGTCCGGAAGAGTACCCTGTTGTGGATGACGACGACGGTGAACTTCCGTTCTGATCGCTTATAGGAGGAAACATGGAACGGACAAACATAGAATGGGCAGACAGCACATTCAACCCCGTAACCGGATGCTACAATACATGTGAATACTGTTATGCAAGAAGGATCGCAACTCGCTTCAAAGGGTACGATGCTTCTCCTGAAGGCAACACAGTTCAGAAAATCGTCGATCTAAATGAACCCCTCATCATTTCATCTAAAGATGGGAATAAGCCTAGAAACGCGGCTTATCCATTTGGCTTCACGCCTACTTTCCATCGATATCGGTTAGATCAGTTCAACCGCCTGAAGTTCGGAGAGACGATTTTTATGCTCCATGGGAGATCTATTTGCTCCGTGGATTCCGGACGAATGGATCGAAGCTGTATTCCGGACTTGTCTGGATTATCCGAAGCACAGGTATCTGTTTCTCACCAAATTCCCAAAGCGGTACTTGGAGTTGGGCGAAGCCAGAAAGCTTCCCGAAGAAAAAAACTTCTGGTATGGATCTACTGTTACCCGCCCTGACGTCCCATATTTCTACAGCGAGGGACATAACACCTTCCTTTCTATAGAACCCATGCTTGAGCCTTTTATGGCTTCTGGCGAAGCCTGTAAGCCTCCCAAGACGGATTGGATCATCATGGGAGCTATGACGGGACCCGGAAGTGCTGAACATCAGCCTTCTCGCAGTTGGATTGAAGATATGGTTTCTGGTGCGAAAGAATGGGGAACGCCAGTCTTTATGAAGAATAGCTTGAAACCTGTTTGGGGAGAAGAGCTTATCACAGAATTCCCTTGGGGAAACAAATAGCGAGGTTCAATATGAGCAGAAACGGGTACTTAGAAAGAAGAAAGAACCAGATATCCAGCTGGAGACGCGCCGAAAAAGAGACGTATATCCAGTTTATGACCGATACTCTAATAGATACGCTCAATGACCCAGAGGTCATGGGCAAGGATGTATTCGGCCAAGAAAGAATCCTTGGTGTTATCCATGGATGGCAGAAAAAGTTCCGCTTCTGGCACCCAGCTTTAGAAAAACGAGATGACACCGATTGGTATCGAAAAAGATTCGACGATAAGATACGAGGGATTGTTGGCGATGAGAACTTCACCCCGTTCGAAGATCGTTATGAATGGGCAGGTCTCCTTGACGATTTATAATGTCCGTTGAAAGAACTTAAAAGCGAGGTGAACGGGTCTGCCACAATATGGAGAATAAAAGATACGATGTTGCTTCTGTCAGAAGTAGGCTCGATGCTTATTTAGCCAAGGAGGCAGAGATCGACAATCAGATAGAGCGTCTGGAACGACTCGAAACAAAGATGGAAGGCGTAGGTGCTCAGGTCATATCTGACATGCCAAGATCCCACAATGCTTCGACAGACCGGTTTGCCGATATGCTTCACAGAAAGTCACTGCTCGATGAGGAAATCAGGACAATGGTCAAGGACCAAAAAACCGAATGGGAAGCAATCGAGACCATATTGATGAACGTCGACAATCCTGACGAAAGAGCAGTGATTCGGATGAGGTATTTGGACAGATCGAGTTGGGATGATGTGAACGATATGATTTTTGGAGGGAAGAAAGATTTCCTTGATAAAGAAGAATCATATAAGCGGAGAGTATTTAGGCTCCACGGTGCAGCTCTCCTTGATATGGCCAGATACATAGACGCCACCAACAAATAGAATCGAAAACCGCACAGAAATAGATTTAGGCAGGCAGTTATGCCTGCCTTTTTATATCATAAACGAAAGCTCTAGAAAAAATTTTCAGGAACAGCCAAAAACATATTGACTTTACTGATAGGTGTGCTACGATATAGTCACAAAAAGGATTACCGATCGGTAAGCGAAATTACCGAAAGGAAAGTTTTGAAAGGCTGGTTGATCTATAATGACAAGAAAAAGATTTCAGAAGCTCTTCAGATCCGAGATGACCAAGCTTATGGCACATAAAGATGGTGCCGCTAAGTGCATCAAACACGCAGCAACAAACAGAGCAAGCGTTTGGGGCAAAGAATGGGCTGGGAAAAGCTACCTCGAAGCGTGGACCCTTCTTCGCTCTGCATTTACCTACCCCGGCAATGTGCCTCCGGTCAAGTAACCACAAGAAACTGCCGTGCGGTGCAACCCGCCCACCTTATGACGGTTAAGGGGAGATGATATAAATGAGCAGAAACATCAGACGAGGAACTACACAGAACCGAATTCGATATATCTGGAAGACAATCAAGGAGATGTACAAGATCTGCGGAGATGACGAAGAGTTCCGGAATAATTGCGAGTGTTTTTTCTATTCCGAAGCAAGCAGCATCTTCGATCACACCATGTACGAAAAGGTTGTAGATGCAGTAATTGCATGTAACCGGCACGATCAGGAAGAGGAAAGGCACGAGGCAAAGCTCGTCAAGACCTTTATCGACGATCAATGGGCAGGATATCAAACGATGAAAGAGGTTGTCCGTCTTCGAAATAAGTTCAATCGTCTTGCCATCGATCTCCAAAAATCGAACCCTGCTGAGCATCGGGTGTTCTGCCACTACGACATCGATTGTTATGGAGAAGTCGTCGCAGCATGGTTTTACTCCGACGAAACATACTCAGACGAGCGATTCGATCGACTCACCTTGCTGTCCGGTGTTCATATCTGGGCACTCCACGCAAGACACTAACAGATTTTGGAGGTTGTTATGAACGAGTATTACATCAGGATTTCCACTTATGGGACAAACACCCCTCATATTGTTGATCTTGCTGCAATCGAAGGGATGAACTATTTGGATGCTGAGAATTTCATGTTTCACTGTGAGGCGAAGAACATGGAAGAAGCTGAGAAGATCTACTGGGAAGAATTTAGCCGGCTTGCCTTTGACATGCAGGCAGAGCGGATGCATCCCTGATATTACAGAACACCTCAGACAAGGAGGCATTTATGAAAGCAACTTATAGAGAAGGAGCTTGCATTGCACATGAACTAAAAGGAGATTGAAACATGAAAGAAACACCCAAGCTGACCGTTGATCTCACTGACGTCAAAAAGGAACTCGCGAAGCTTGCTCGGCTCCATGCTGACAAAGTAACCGAAGCAAATCGGATGGCGCAAAGTGACGATACACCGTTTTCCGAGGTGATTAAATATCAGTTTGACGAACTGTGCCATAGTGGTTTTGTACAAGGGATAATCGAAGCGATGAAATTGCTGTAATTAGACCGTAAATCAATACAAATATACTTAGACAAGAAAGGATTTTGCAAAATGGCTATCAAGAAGACTGAACTCGTTGAAATCACCCCCATCAAGGTCAAGAAGGTTGCGCTGAGAATTGTCGGCGACTCCCCGCTGCTGGTTCATGCGTGGAGTGAAAAGGACAAGAAAATGATGCTGGACGCACAGATGGGGAAGGCGAAGGGCAAGAAAAAGGACCCCAAGAACCCTGTTGCAGACTTTATCAACTCCATGTACTGGCTCGACAACAAGCCCGAAGAGATGACGATGGAGGCTTTTGAAGAGTCCATCCAGAACGGTGCCCGCTTCGGCTTCCCTGTATCTGGTCTCAAGCAGGCTGCTATCAGCGCAGCTTACAGAATGGGCTGGGTCAAAGACAAGATGGGCCTGAGAGGCGCATTCTTCATCGAAGCAGACAGGGACGGTATGATTGAGATCAAGGGCGATGCACCCGAAATGCGGGAAGACATGGTCAAGGTCGGCATGGGCACCGCCGATATTCGCTACAGGGGCGAATTCCGTAATTGGTACGCAGATATTGTCTTGACCTACAATGAGGCTGGCCAGTACAGCCTGGAGAACATTGTCAATATCATCAACGCTGGCGGCTATGTGTGTGGCATCGGCGAGTGGCGTCCCGAGAGAGACGGCCAGTACGGCATGTTCCATGTAGATATTGCCTAACAGCATAAGCAGCTTCCCTACATGGCTTAACAGGCTGGGCTAGGCAAGGTGACGTGAGTTATGTTGAGTCGAGGCTGGGTGCGGCGCGGTCTAACAGGCGGGGCTGGGTCAGGCGTTGCAAGGCGGGGCGCGATGGGGCAAGGCGAGGTTTAACAGGCGAGGTGAGGCGTGGCAAGGCGCGGTGAGGCTTGGCGAGGCGAGGCGGGGCAAGGCTAGGTGCCGCCCAACAGGCAAGAAATTATAAACCAACAACGACAAGGAGAAATCAACTATGGTTTATCAATACAAACCCAGATCGATGATTAAAGCACCTGCACAGGTAGCAGGAGAGATGTGCGAGAGGCTATCTCAGACCGGTGGCCTTACCCCCAAAAGGCTGGTAGATGCAAACCGTGATGTGAACGCACCTCTCCACAATGAGTTCGAGTGGAATGATGAGATCGCAGCCGAAGCGTACCGAGAATCGCAGGCGGCGCACATTATCCGGTGCATTGTAATTAAACCGGAAGTCAATGAAGAGACGCCGATGAGAGCATTTGTAAGGGTTACGGAGGCAACAAGCGACTACACGCCCATGAAAGTCGTGATGAGCAGTGAGCAGATGATGGAGTCTTTGCTTGTATCTGCGAGAAAGGAAATGGAGACATTCGTCAAAAAGTACACCGGCGTTCAGGAACTGAACAGAGTGATCGAGAGTATGAACGAAGCGCTCTACATCGCCGGATAACTACAGCTTTAATTCTGCGGCTCGTTTCGGAATCACATGGGATAAAAGCTATACAAAACGAGCTGCAGTTTTCGCATCATATATGCTCAGCATCGAAAATAAGGAGAAAAACGAATGCAAGCACAATATATTAAGGTGAACCTTCCGCTGACAGAAGAAGATTATCAATCCGGTAACGGAGAAGGCGTTTGGGTCATTGTAGATAACAAGACAAAGGCTGACTATTATCACGACGCTTATGGACCTGGATTTGTAGGAATGCTGGCCAACGACAGTTTTTACTATCCCGGACTGTGCTGTGGAGACTCTGTCGAGTTCGAAATGCGCGGTGACAAACGTCCTGTAGCAGATTATCACAATTTCCTTTGTGGTCGCACAAAACTTACGAAAGAGGGCAAAGCCATTCTCATTGCTGCAATTGCAAGTCAAGGAGGAAATCCGAAATGAACGAAGATAATAAATTGACAAAGAAGCTTTCAGAGTTCATCTTTGCGTATGCCGAGATGAATATGAATGCAAGCAAGACTGCCATCAGTCTGCGTTGTAGTCCATCCACGGTTACACGGTATATCGAGCAGACTTTGGAGCTTACCGGTTTAGACGTCCGGTATGTATTCGATCTGGTTGAGCTGCTTGAAATGGCGAGAGATGTATTATATGGCAACGAGGAAACCGAGCAATTCTGTTCTGATTTTAAGAGGGGGACAAGAATGAAAGTAAGAGATTTACTGAAGAGATTCCGAATGAGCAGTGCTGTTGGCGTTGCAATTCAGGTAGTGCCAAATGGCGAGGAAATTCACCTCACAGAAGCTCAGGTTCGAGACCTTAAACCTGCTGAGCTAATGGAAATGACGGTCCAGACTTTTTATGTGCGAGAAGATTTGATGACCGTGTATGCCAAGGAGCGGTAAGCCGAAGAAAACTTTTCTCTGTAATTTCGTATTTTCTATTGACTAGGTTGGTAGGTATGCTACGATAAGTTTGCAAATAAATACAAAACTTTAATAAAACCATCGCTTTTTGATGCAAATAGTTTCGAACGGAGGATATGCTATGATCTACTTAACCGATCGTCACGAGATCGCAAAGGCGATCAATTTCGGGAAACATCCAGTCCTGTATCTGAACAGAGAAAACCACAAGGGTTTTACCAACACAGACTATGCCGTTGGCTGCAGAGTCAGAGTTGCCTGGGATCACAAAGACCCTCGATACGCCGGAATGACCACCCACGGCAACCTGTACATCGAAAACGGAAGACTCGCCATCTCTTCGGAGGGAGGCTGCCTCCACGCGGACTTCGGATATCGCGATGTGATCGAGATGCAGGAAGAAGCCCGAGCCGTCGTCGTACATAAGAGCCAGACAGTTGTCGTTGTGGAAGACTGGCCCAGCAAAAAGGTTTGCACCGTGCGGATGATGAAAGTCTCTGATTGGATTGATCCTCACTGCATGACAGTTGCCAGACTCGAAGACTTGGAGGAATTCATCAATGAATGAGCAGGTTTATTTCGCAGGAGGTTATTATGCAATCTTCGGCAAAACGGACGAGGTGGAATTCGACATTGTAAGAGGCGGAAGCAGCGACCTTCCGTATCTTACAAAGAATGCGAAAGGTCTTCGCTCCACTTCCCATCATGCAAATCTGTACCAATTGTCCGAGGATGGAATGACAGCGACAGTTGTAGATATTCGCTGTCCTTCAGTTGGATCTGGTAAACACACTATCGTTCTCTCTCTTGACCACCAGCAGATCATCAAAGAAGCGATCGCAAGAGAAAACTTTTTCGATTAAGGAGGATATTCAAATGAACAAGAAGCAAGTCAATAGCAATGCATGTGGAGGCGAACCGGTCATCGGGTTTATCATGCCTCCTGATTATAGCTCTGATTATTATCGACTCGCAGAGTTTCCAGTGGTGCTAGATCCCAGCTTCCCTGATATGGTGTTCACAAATGCAATCCAGCCTGTCCCCAGAGAAATTCTCCGGCGCAACACTTACTTTATGGAAGGGGACGAGGGCGATTTTGTCTTAGTTCAAGAGCCATTCATTCTCAATGAAGAAACAAGACGCAGGGCTGAACACTGGGTACAAAATGCAAATACCCAGCCTGAAGAAATCGTCACAGCTAGGCAATATCAAATGAATGCAGAGAAGGTCAGCGAAGCCGTTGACGATCGAATTCAACTCTACAGGAAATACGGGAAAGCACACAACGTCCAACGTCATCACCTGATCGTCTGTGGTTCTGCTGACCAGACGCATGCGGACGTTGAATTTCGCGATGGTTTTTATTTCTGCAGAAACTGCGGATCGAAGCTCTGCGAAAAGAAGGAAGAGATCGGGTTTTACTGCAAGTATTGTGGCGGACACATCACAAATCTGAACGAACTGGGAGGTAAGTAATATGAAGTACCATTTCTTGTTTTGCCTGTGCGGCAGAATTCATATCGTTCCCGACAAGCTTCTTTCTTGGGCCATGGACGGCCGTGATGAAAGAAGCATTATCCAAACCTGCACAAACTGCGGTAGAACAAGCAGGTTGTTTTTCCAGAGCCATGATAGCGGTGTCTCTTTAACCTTGGAAGATATTTTTGATGAATTTAGCGGGACCTTTCGTTTCCAAGCTCACTCCGGCATTCCTGTTCCTATGATGACAGGAAAGGAAGCAGATACATATTACAACGGGTTCTTCCTAAACGATACAGACTGGGAGGAGCATGAAACCGAGAGCATGCTGAAGGCTTTTCAAGCCAGAGAAGACTGGATCACTGTTGATACAGAAAAGCTCGCAAAAATGCTGGAGCAGCAGTTCGAAGATGCGAGGTGCATTTTGGAAATCTTGGGTTCCTACAACAATAACATTGTTTTCAAAAATTCCTCCAATTAAGAGAAGAAGCTCAGCTTGAGCGACATATCAAAAAGGAGTGAACATTATGAACGAATTCAGAGACTTTGTAGGAAATCCTATCAACATTGGAGACACAATCGTCTATGCACAAGGACGAAGCAGCGGCATCGAAATGTTTACCACCGAAGTTCTTGGATTTACACCCAAGTGGCTTAGAGTCAAGAAGTTGCCTAACTCTTGCTCGGCGAAGCCTTACTCAGTAGTTAGCCCTAACCACTGCGTCGTTATCCAGCCTGCCAGTCGAGAAGACAGAAAATCAAAACTGCGAGACAACCTTCTTGTCACAGCAGGCATTAGGGCAGGAAGCATGGACACGCAAGCATGCATCTCTCTCCCCAGTGATGTTGAAGGCGAAGCAGGCACAGCCGATCTCATTGCAGGAGCGGTAAATAACTTCCTTGAATGCTATCCTGAAAAACAGTGCTTCGATCTTTACATCGAGGCAATGCTTCAGGAAGAATTCCCCGCAGGCAAACGTGCAGAGCTTTGCACAGAAAAACTGCTTGTTCTTTCCACGGCGCACATCAAACCCGAGACAGCTGAAAAGCTTTCGAAGCACGAACTTGATTCTGATCTTGCGATCTACCCGAATGAGTATGGCGCATTCATTCATATTCCGGACGAAAATCTGGATGCTTACGATGGGATTCCATATGACCTAAAAAAATGCGCGGTTTATGCTCAGGATGCTGGGTGCTCGTGGATAAAATTCGACAGGGATGGATATACCGCACCGTTCTTGCCGACTCATTTGGGCAAATGGAGGAGAATCAATGAATAAACACCAGAGAGAAACCGACATGATCGTTATTCAATTGCCTCGATCTGACTGGGAAGACATCATCGATGCTGTATCGTATGCAGCAGAAGACAGGCAGTACCAATGTGAGTGCACCACAGATCCTGAGGATAAAGAAACAATTGAAGCGTGTGCCGAAAGATGGTCCGATCTGGCTTCGTTTTTGGCCGAACTTATCTGAAGATAAATTGAAGGAGTGTCTGATATGAAAATTGGCGACAAAGAAGAAATGAAACAGTTTTTGTACAAGCTAATGGAATACAGAATTATATATTGGCTCATGCCGAAATATACAAAGTTTATTTACTGCTTCAATATCATGTTGAACAACAAATCAGGCTGTCTGCATCTGGGTAACGGATATTGGCTGAACTTCAAAACCATGACCATTGAAGGGGAAAACACACCCTACGATAGCTGGAATGATTGCTATGTAGCATTCAAGAATGGAAAGTATTTTTCTGGAACTGACGAATCCGGGAATTTTACTCATACAAAAAACGAAGAAGAAGCTGCTAGATTTCATTGCTTCCCTGACGCAATGAGGCTTTTTGAGCAGGGCTATGCGATCATCAAAATTACAACCTGAAAGGCTTTATATGAACAGAGGAAAGAAATTAAAGCAAAGGCGGAAGTTTATCATTAAGCATGGGAGGATTGATAGGGAATACAAAAGAAAGGCAGATAAAAACTATCCGCCTTATAGAAAAGGAAGCTATTTTGCATCCTTTGTTTCCGACGAGTTGGGGCTCTCTGTGTGTGTTGGGCACATCGACAAATACCGCGTATATAAGGAAATTGTAAACCTAATCAGAACTACTCCAAAATATATTTCTGGGGACAGTGAAAGTGGAACGTGAATTCACGCCTTTAACGTGATTAGAATACAACGCAGCAAAATGTAAACTGCTCATAGGAGGAAAATATGGACCACATCATTTATACACACGACTTGGCGGCTAAGATTGTTGAGTTATTTGAAGATTTACTTGATGAAAACGGCGTTAAAATCCCCAGCCCGGAAGATTCTGAGCGAGAAGATTGCAACGGGGCTTCCGTTTATGGAAGCGTATATTGCGACCTTCTGGATGAAGTTGAACATCTTCTGGTCGATGCGTTGTGCAGGGCAAAGAGCGGCGCGTCGGTTATCCCGTATAGATTTTCCGGCAACGCATAAAACCATCAACGAGAGGAGAATGCTTTATGGATAACAGAACATCCTTGTACTTTCCGTCGGCCATTGTTCAAGCAAAGAGTGGTGGGCGTGTTTACTTATGGTCCTCGTCTATCGGTGAATTATCAATCAACGAAGCTATGACTATATTGGATTATATTAAGATGCAATATAAAGTTTATTCGGAGTGGATTGACGAATTCTGCGGAGGGAATAAAAAGAAAACAGTACACCACAAATGCTTTGTCAATTGCTTCGGCGATATCATGTAGACGGAAGAAAGGAAAAAAGTATGAATACACATAAACTGATGGCAACCGATCTAGGAAAAGCATACTACATCACTTGGCCTCAATTCGATCGCATGATTGACGATTGGGCAAAGAGTGCTGTAGCGAAGCATGTTGATGGAGAAGGAATCAGAGAGGATCGGGATATCTACATTCATATCAAGGAGCTGACAGAAGAGGATAAAGCTACCGTATTTTCTCTTTGTTTGAAATACGCCGGCTATATTGACGACGAACCCGAAGATGTGCGGACTGAATTAGTTCTTCCGATTGAAGCAACTCTTTCTATTGTCCGTGAATGCATCGGAAAGGAAATCGGTGCAACCACAAATTATCTGATAGCAGACGAGTACGGTGTATTTCTGTTTGAAAACCGCCTTGCTGAAGGGAGATGACCATATGTACAAAGATGTTTGTGGAATCCTGCAAGACGGAAAATGCGGTGACTTCAAAATTGACCATTTCGAAGTCACAAAAGGCAACTTTCGTTATGCATTGCAAGGGATCTCTCCCGGACGGTACGTTCGGCTTACCAAGAATGGTGAAGTAGTTATGAGTGACACTGATATGGAAAAGCGCACAAACGCAGAGTTTATCATAAGGGCTCATGGAGATGTTATTGTTGGAGGGCTGGGAATCGGCTTGATTTTGCTTGCTATTCAAGATAAAGAGGATGTGACTTCCATCACCGTTATAGAAAAGAACATGGAAGTAATTTCTTTGGTTATGCCGTATTTAGGTCCTCATCTCAACAAAAAAGTAAAAGTCGAATATGGAGACGTCTTCACTTGGCGACCTCCTAAAGGTCGAAGATACGACTGCATCTACATGGACATCTGGCCGTTTATCAATCGAGATGTTTATGAGGAAGAGATGGTTCCTCTGAAACGAAGATACGGGCATTACCTGAAACCTCTTTCCCAAAGCCCGAACCGGTTCAACATGGCATGGGCAGAGTATAACGCTAAGAACGAGATCAGACTTGTATAATCCAATGACAACTCAATATAAAATAAGTATAATATATTGACTTTTTCACATACTTATTATACGATAAGTATGAAAGGAGCGATATTCATGGCAAAAGTAGCAACAAGCATTTCTTTAGATACGGAGATCAAGGATCAGGCCGTTTCCTTATTGAGAGAACTTGGACTTGATCTCTCGACCGCAGTGGGCATGTTTCTCAGGCAGACAATTCGTGAACAGCGCATCCCCTTCGATGTTTCTCTGAATACTCCCAACGCCATCACAGCAGCTGCACTGAATGAGACTGATGCTATGCTGAACAACCCCGAAGCATATAAGAGGTACAGATCATTTGCGGAACTTCTCAAGGAGGTAGAAGCGGATGCTTGAAATTGTCGCTTCTAACCAGTTCAAGAAAGACTTGAAGCAGGCGGTTAAGCGTGGGCATAAGATGCACCTCCTCGAAGAAGTGGTTGACAAACTCGCCTCAGGAGAAGTTCTAGGTGATAAGTACCGAGATCATCGTTTGATCGGCAATTATGCAGGATTTCGAGAGTGCCACATTGAACCGGATTGGCTGCTAATCTACCAGATCCGGGAGCACGAGCTTATTCTTCTTCTGTTCCGCACTGGAACCCACAGCGACTTGTTCTGAAATGCAAAGCCCTCTTCGGAGGGCTTTTTCATTTTTCCGGATACAGCGATTTATACCGGGCGATCCATACAAACCTATATTGCTGAAAGAAATAACAGCTCCATTCTGATTTCAGACGGAAAATATCCCTGAAATGTCAGCAAATGTCATCGGATGTCAGCAAATGTCATTGATAGTCACCGTTTCCATAGTGTATTTTGTACAACAGAAAATAGGATGAACCGCAGGGGGCGGGGATTCCAGTGAAGCGTCGCTTGTGAGCGGCGTTTTTCTGTTTTGGAGGGTTACGAATGGAGAAAAGAATTGAGCTTTGCAGGGTTAAGGCCGGCGACATCAAAACTGGCTTTGGAAATCCCAGAAAGATCAACAAAAAGAAGCTCGAAGAGCTTGAACGCAGCATGCTCGAAAACGGTGATTTCGGCATCTATCTGCTGGACGAGAAGAACAATATTATCGGCGGCAACCAGCGGCTCAAGGTTGTGCTGAAGAATTTCGGTCCAGACCACGAACTTGACTGCAAGCGATTGATCGGTTATACCGAGGCAGAGCTGAGAGCAATCAATATCAAAGACAACACACACGCTGGCGAATGGGATCTGGAAGCCCTCGCGGATTGGACAGCAGACCTTACTGTTGATCTTGGGATTAAAGCAAAAGATGATTCCACCGAGGAACGTTCCATCAAAGAAATGGAACTCATCCACTACGAGAAATACGACTATGTTATGATCGTCTGCCGGAGCGAGTTGGACTATAACGATCTAGTACGGCGGCTTGGTATCGAAGGTGCAGAGGTCAGCATAGCAAAAAGAAAGATCAAAGCAAGAGCCATCTGGTACGATCAAATGAATGCAATGATCGTTCCCATTGAACCGGATGCTGCTCCAAGCTCAGTAGAGGAAGGAACTGATGAGGAGTGAAGAAACTCGTCATAATTGGGGCAGGAGGTCACGCAAAGTCAGTCCTTGACTCTGTCGACCCTGAGTTCTTTGAAATTTACGGCTTTGTCGATGAAGTTAAGGTCGGGAATTATATGGGCAAACCGATATTCGGACATGATGTTACCAATGTTCCTGACTTCGCACAATGCGTGTATCTTATTGCGATAGGAGATGTTCAAGTACGGAAGCGTTGGTATGAAACGCTAACTGGGTTGAACTTAGAACTTGTCAACATCATTGACAGATCCGCTCTTGTCTCCCCTTCAGTAAAAATGGGATGCGGAAACTTCATCGGTAAGCTTGCTGTCGTGAACGCAGGCTCCGTTCTTGGAGATAACAACCTCATAAACACAATGGCACTTATCGAACACGAGAGCCGAATTTTCAATCACACAAATCTATCCACGAAATGCACCGTCAATGGAGATGTAGTCGTAGAAGACTGCGTATTTCTTGGTAGTGGTGCAACGTGCAATGGTCAATTGACCCTTGGAGAAAACTGCATTGTTGGTTCAGGCAGTGTTGTTATACGAGATGTCGAAGCCGGGACAACTGTGGTCGGGACACCGGCAAGGGTTGTAAAGCCGGCAAAAGGAGGCACTGAATGAGAGTTCTTGTAATCGCTCCACATCCAGACGATGAAGTTCTTGGTGTCGGTGGAACAATGATAAAAAGAGTTCTTCAGGGGCACGAAGTCCATGTGTGTGTTGTCACTCGTGGATATCCTCCGATGTTTGACCAGAAATACATCTCTCAAGGAGTCAGAGAGTGCCGGCTGGCAAATGCGCTGCTTGGAACGAGCGGAATATATTTCCTGAGAAAACCTGCTTCCTCCATGGATACCATTTCCCTTGTAAGCGTAATCGAGCCACTTAGAAACATCATCCTTGAACTGAAGCCCGATGAAGTTTATATTCCGCATCGAGGTGATGTGCACAATGACCACAAAGCAGTCGTTGATGCAGCCATGGTTGCTCTGAGACCAAAGCATAGCCACAAAGTTTGCAGGATTTATTCTTATGAGTGCCCCTCTGAAACAGGTTGGGATATTCCTGCAGAATACAACGCTTTTATTCCAAATGTTTTCGAAGACATCTCAGACACTTTGGATTTGAAAATACAAGCCATGGAAAAGTATAAATCACAGATTGAGAAATATCCTGGCGCAAGGAGTCCCGAAGCAATAAGGGCACTTGCCGTTCACAGAGGAACGACGGTTTATACTGCAGCGGCAGAAGCGTTCAGTCTAGTCAGAGAAATTAAGTGAGGAACATATGGTTTTATCTTCTCACCAACCGAACTTCGTTCCCTACATGGGTTTTTTCTATAAACTCATGCAAAGCGACATTGTCGTTATGTCAGAGGACGTGCAGTTCTCAAAAAAAGGAATGCACAACTGGAACCGCATCTACACGCAGAATGGAGTTAGGAAGCTAACCGTTCCGGTTCATGCTCACCATGATATGCCTCTTTCAGAGATATTTGTAGTCGATCACAAATACTCCATTCCCAAGATTGCCAAATCTTTGGAGCAGGAGTATAGAAAGGCTCCCTGCTTTGATGAAGGCATGGAACTTGTTGCATGGATGGCTAGTCATGTTTATCGAAGCAATCTCAAGATGGTTGACCTCAACGTGAATTTGATTTCCTTCGTAATGGACAAGTTCGATATCCGCACAAAGATCCTTCGATCCACAACTGATTTGAAAGTGTCCGGGCATAAGGATGAGCGGATATTCCAGATGTGTGAGCAGACCGGTGCTGATGTCTACTACAGCGGTACCGGAGCAAAGGCTTATCATCAAGAAGAAGAGTATGAGAGGCGGGGGATATGCCTGACATACTCAGATTACAAGCCGGTAGAATATAATCAGATCCACGGTTGTTTCGAACCGAACCTTTCTGTGATCGACTATATTTTCAACAATGGCTATACACTTCCGGAAGGATGGAGGCGTAACCAATGAACGGAAACCCACTGTTCGGGATATACGTTCCTAGCTACAAAAGGTACGAGACAACCTGTACTTTTGAGATTTTGGAATACTGCACTTATGTGGTGCGGAAATCTGAAGAAGAGAAATACAGGGCTAGGGGAATTAAAAGCATCTGGGCCGTCGAAGATCATCTGATCGACAATCTGGTAAAGGTTGTCAACTACATTGTTGATAATGCTCCAGAGCAGATCATTTGTATGATTGACGACGACGTTCCTAATATGGTGTATCGCATGGACACCAACGAGAAGTTCTCCGATCCAGAAACTGTCACTGCGGAATTCGAGAGGATCGGGCAGCTTATGCTTGATCTTGGAATCGGATACGGGGCAGTTGATGCCAGCATGGCACCTTGGAACTACAACTCGGAATTTGAGTTCAAGGGGACAAGCGGTGGTATGAGATGGTTTAATAAGGCTGCGTACAAGTCTCGCTTCCTTGAAGAGGTTTATCACAACTGTGATTTGGACGTGGTCCTTCACGAATTGCTCGTAAATCGAATCATTCTCAAGCCCAAGTACCTTTGCACTCACGGAGGCACAGATACGAATGCCGGCGGAAACTCCAGCAAAAAAAGATCTGAGCAACGAGCATGTGCGGATATTATGAGAGCCAAATGGGGCAGATACTTCAGCTACAACTTCGACACAAACAAGCCAGCAATTAGAGTAAAAAGGTGATGATTTTCGGAAAAATTTCTAGTTATCCGAACATTTTACTTGACTTTAGGTCGGCATCTGCTACGATACGATAAAGTATTACAAGGAGGTGCTAAATGGTTGGCTAGATACAACCCGACAACAAGAAGCGGCTTCAATATGTTCGATATGGCAAGCATGCTTCAGAAAGCAGTAAGAAGAGGCGACACCGAAAGAGCCGGCTTGGCAGCTTATGAGCTGTATGGAAGCTATCAGTCTATGATGTGGAAAAGAATTCTTACCATTTCCGCAGAAGACTGCTGGGGTGTCCTCACGAAGGAACTCGTTCATCTCCGCAAGATGGACGAAATGCTGAACGCTGGTAAGACTGGATATCATAAGGACCCCAAATATGTTTCCATGGCAATTGCGTTGTTGTGCAAGGCGAAGAAAAGCAGAGATGCTTGTTATTTCGCCTGTAACTTCATTCTTGCAGAAAACCCCAGACACGAAATCGAGTGTAGTGCAGAGGAGGTAGAGAGAGTCCGAAGCACAGTTGACGTTATCCCGGGAGAGGCGTTCTCTCTCGATGTTATGCGATCCCCTCGATTGATCGAAGAACTTTTCTCTCCTCTTGTCGAGGAGCAAGCAGGCTTATTCGCAACAGCAAGACCTGCTGCAAACAGGAAGAAGTTTGCTGAGACAACCCCCGATGGATCTGACCCTTATCTCGTTGCATCTGTTCTCGTGAAGGCTGTTTCCTATCGAGATATGGAAAACATCGGATACGCCTCTGGTCAGCTGAGATCGTTCCATAGGGATATTCTTTGGAGAACCCTACTCGCAACAAATATTCTTTTCTGTTCCGGTCGCCTTACAAGCGAGATCGTAGGTCTGAAGTTGACGGATGATATGGTCAACGGCAGAAAGAAGCCTGAAGAGCGAGATGAAATCTTTATTGCAAAGGCTCTGATGAACATCTGCTATGATCTGAGCGATGACTTTGGTTCCGTAGAGGCATATCAGGCAGTGCATCTCTATGAGTTAATCGAATGGAGCAAGTACAAGATCGGCAGTGTCGCTGACTGCAAGCTTCCTGATGGCATCATTCCCGAATGGGTGTATGATGTCCACACGATTAGAGGAAAAAAAGCTGGAAAGACTGATTGGGGCATGAACTTGGTGGAACAGGAAGCCCTAAATCCTCTGCAGATTGCATTTTTCGATGAAGGAAGTTGGGCACCTCGATACGACTACAAGCATGAACACAACATGTGTTCCCAGCTTGAGTATGACCTAAGTCTGGAATACAGAAAAGATCATGATGCAAACCCCACACCTCAGTTCATCGAAGAGAGAAGAGTAGAGGACAACAGCCACGGGAATTTCAAAGAGACTTTTGCGTTCCTGTCGTCTAGATACTTGGGGGTTTAACCATGGAAAGCAAAAGCGACACCGTGAGAAGGCTGGTTGCATCCGGTCAGTATAAAGCTGCTCTTAGGATTGCCAAAGACTTTCGCCTGGGCATCACAAAAGAACAGGCCGGCAATTTGAAACGCGGCTATGAATGTCTGGTTCATCCTGCTTTCTATCAATCAATTGGCGTAGATGTAGACCACGCTGTCTCAACCGGCGTGGCTACCCTGAAACTCCTTTACGGAACATAAATTATCATTCAGAAATATATGACTAGAACAGCTTCCACATCCCTTGGTGTGGGAGCTGTTTCATTGAAAACGGTGATGAAATGGAAGGAACAAATACCCCGAACGATATCGTTGAATTAGGAAAGAAAACACGGTTTCAAAGCGGCGAACAAGCGGCGGAAATGGGACGGCGTGGGGGCATTAAATCAGGCGAGGTAAAAAGGGCGAGAAGGACGGCAAGAGAGGCTGCTCAACGGCTTCTCGACATGGCTGCAACCGGCAAGATGAAGCAGAATCTCATCGAACTTGGGTATAAGGAAGATGACCCCGATGGGATTAAGAACATCGACGTCCTCGTGGCTCGTTTGATGGTTCAGGCCGCCGGAGGAAACCTTCAGGCGTCCGAGAGACTTACCAAGATCGCCGGCTACGATTATGAAGAAAACCGTGCCGAACGAGAAAGCATTAACGCAGATAACCGGAGGAACCAAGAAAGTTTGGCTCGTCTTCAGGCGATGGAAGCAGGGGTGATCGGAAGGCACTCCACTACCGTGTTGGATGGAGACGAAGATGGTGCTGTCGAAGACGTCTTCATATATCTTCCTGACAACGGGCGGGACAAAGATCTTCAGAAGGTCGCCCCGAAAGATATGCAAGATGATTTTGATCTGGATGATGATGGAATTCCTGAGCTTGAAGTCGAGGCAGTCGAACACGATGTCCCCGAAGAATAAGATCGGGGGTGATCGAATTGGCTATCGTCCTGAAACCCCAGAAGGGTCCTCAAGAACGATTTCTTTAGCTTGCCTCATCTGCAGATATTGTAATCTACGGCGGAGCTGCTGGTGGCGGCAAAACCTACGGACTGTTACTTACTCCCCTTCGTTATAAGAATGTTCGAGGTTTTGGCTTTACCGTCTTCCGTCAGAACTTCAATCAGATCTTTTCTGACGGTGGTCTTTGGGATACCTCATCCAATATGTATAGCAGCATAAAAGGTGCTATTCCCAAATTTTCGAGAGGCAAGTGGATATTTACCGATAAAGACGGCCGACAGATGTCCAAGGTCACTTTTGCCCATATAGAGAAAGAGGATTCTCTAAAAAAATGGCAGGGCGCACAGTTGTGCGGAATAGGATTTGACGAGCTGACCCACTTTTCGGAGAAGACGTTTTTTTATATGCTGTCCCGAAATAGATCTACCTGTGGTGTCACACCATTTGTTAGAGCCACTTGCAATCCGGATGCAGACAGTTGGGTTGCGAAATTCATTGCATGGTGGATAGATCAGGATACCGGATATGCCATTCCCGAGCGGAGCGGTGTTATCCGGTATTTTATTCGCCGCAATGAGGAGATCTATTGGGCAGACACAAAAGAGGAATTGTGGGAGCAATTTGATCTCACAACCCCAGAAGAAAAAGATGAACCTAAGTCATGTACCTTCATCAAATCAGAACTGACTGACAATCAGGAACTCCTTAGGGTGAATCCTGGTTATCTGGCGAACCTGAAAGCTATGTCTGAGGTTGATCGAGAGAGACTTCTGCACGGTAACTGGAAGATCAAAGCCGCAAGCGGATTGTTTTTCAAACGGTCTCAGGTTGAGGTCATTGACGTTGTACCGAAAGACATCCAAGCCCTTTGCAGAGCATGGGATATTGCAGCGACAGCAGAAAAAGGAACAGGAGACCCCGACTACACATCTGGTGTTCTCATGGGTATCAGGAAAGACAAGACGGTTGTTGTTCTGGATGTTATCAACCAAAGAATAAAAGCGGCCGATGTCAAAAACCTCATATACAACACAGCCGTATCCGATCGAGCAAAATACGGAAATAAATGTCGTGTTCGGCTTCCTCAAGATCCGGGTGCCGCAGGAAAGATCGTAGCATCTACCTATGTGAAAATGCTTGCTGGCTTCTCTGCTAAAGCCGTCCCCGTTTCGGGCAGCAAGCAGCTTCGTGCAACACCATTTGCAGCTCATTGGCAAAGTGGAAACGTTCAGGTGTTGGCAGCATCTTGGAACGACGCTTACTTCACTCAGCTTGAATCGTTCCCTGAGTCGAAACACGACGATATGGTTGATGCAAGTGCGGATTCTTTCAATGACTTAACATCGTCCAGCTTCAATGTAGGAAATCTACTGTAAATAAATGTACCGTTCGGCAGCCACCCGTTGGATGCTGAACTCAGAATTACCAGAAAGAGGTGGCAGGAGATATGGGTGCATCGAATAACCAATCAGATCGCATCAGAGCATATGCGAAGCTGATTGAGGCACAGACAGGAAGAGCTGTCAGACCATTTCGCAAGGATGGGTATGTAAATCTCCTTAACCGATATGGGACTGCCAAAGATTCGGCTGAACAGTACCGTTTTGTTGCCGAGCCGATGATACCCGATGACATGCTAACGATGCATTACGAGGGCAACGGCCTGTTTGCCAAGATCATAGACGCTCCCGCTGAAGAAGCCGTCAAACACGGATTCAAGCTGGCAGATATTTCAGACGAGCAAACCGAAGCGTTCTACCAAGAAGCTCTGGACGAGCTTGATTGGGAAGAAGTCTTTATGACTGGTATCAAGTGGGCAAGACTCTTCGGCGGTGCAATAGGCGTTATGCTTATCAATGACGGAGGAGCACTTGAAGATCCTCTGAATTGGAAGAACATCAAGTCAATTGATGACATTCGCATCTACGACAGATCTGTTATCCAACCGGATTATCAGAGCATGTACACATATAACAGGGAAGACCCCTTCCGAACAAGAGGAAGCAGACTTGGAACTCCCGAAAGATACTTTGTCAGCAGTAAGTACGGAAACTTCGTCGTCCACGAGAGTCGCTGCCTGCTATTCCAGAACGGTATCCTCCCGGAAAACTGTACGAATTCGATCTATCAGTTTTGGGGAATTCCCGAATATGTTCGTCTCCATAGAGCGTTACGGGATGCCGAGATAGCCCATGGAACAGCCCCCAAGATGCTGGATAGATCCGTACAGGCTGTTTACAAAATGAAAGACCTTTCTGCTGAATTGGCAACCGAAGAAGGCGAAGGAAAGGTTCTTCGAAGACTGCAAACCATAGATATGGCTCGTGGTCTTCTGAACAGCATAACGATTGATAGCGAGGGCGAAGACTATGACTTCCGCACATTCCAGTTTAGCGGCGTGTCTGATGTCATAGATGCAACGTGTAATTTCTTGTCAGCACTCTCGAACATTCCTCAAACTATTTTGTTTGGAAGATCACCTGCAGGAATGAACGCAACTGGCGAAAGCGATCTGGAGAATTGGTATAACTTTGTTGACAGAATTCGTGCAAAGAACATCCGAAGCAACCTTCGTTACTTGCTTTCTGTAATCTTCCAAGCTGGTGTTTCGACTGGTGAAATTAACGAAGTTCCCAAGATCAAGATCGAATTCAATCCGCTGTGGTCTTTGAGCGATGTAGAACAAGCTGATCTCGACAACAAACGGGCAAACACCGAGTTGGTGAAGGCACAAACCGCACAAGCATACATCGACATGCAGGTCTACGATCCAAGCGAGATCAGAAAGAAGCTTGCCCAAGCAAATGACTTCGAAATCGATGATGTAATTAGCGAAGAGGATCTGGAAGAAGATTTCTTTGCTTCTTTGGAAGAAACGGCTGAACCTACAACTAGGTTGGCTGCAAACCCCGACGCTGTCCACGAGACAAAGACAGCGGCTGAAGGTAGTACGCCTACGAATGCGCCGGCAGCAACGAAGCTTCCTCAGGATATGACGGCGCAGGAAATCGGAGAGGTAGCAAAGAACACCGATGAAGATGATGCAGTGTGGAATCCTTTTGGCGTTGGCGTTCTTGTAATAAAGGATGGAAAAATTCTTACTGGAACGAGGCACAATGACTCCGGATATGGACTCATCGGAGGCCCCGGTGGTCATGGAGAAGAAGGTGAAAGCCCTGAAGAGGCAGCTTTTCGTGAAACCGAGGAAGAATTCGGTATCAGCGCAAAAGAACTGATCCCCATTGGATTAGGCCCTTTTGAACCCGAAAGTGGGCTGCAATCTCATCTTTTCATCTGCACAGAATATGACGGTGAACCCGACTGTGTTGATATGGAGATGGTCAATCCCAAATTCCGCACCTTGGAAGAATTGGAACAGCTGGATGCGTCCCTGTTCCCACCGTTCAAGGACAGCTTAGAGATCCTGAAAAGGGAACTCTGTGGAAAACGGGATGACGGTGGCCCCGGCTCCGGTAACTGGGGACATGCTGGTAGACCCGGTAAAAAGGGTGGCTCTTCAGGAGGTGGCGGTGCACATAACCGCATGGGATCTTCTGAGGAAGGATATACTTCCTTCTCCAAGGAAAAAAAGAAGATGGCAAAGCCGCACAAGCTCTCTCACGAAGAACTTTCCAAGTGTCCCAATGGTACTGTCATCGCTGGCATGGCTGGTCACTACAAAAAAGCCAAGATTGAAGTTTGGAACAACGAGACGTTCGACTATGAATTTAAGGAAGGCTTCGTCAGCGATGACTGGGGAGATTTCCTTGAAATCGATCAGGTAATTTCTGCTGCCGGTAACGATTCCTATGGTCTCGCAATTCCCGACAGCGCCAACAAGAACTACCTCAAACCGAAGGGAGATCCTTTCTCTGACGAACGGAGAACCAACGCATTCAAGGCATCTGAAGCTCGTGATGCTGATGACCTGCTCAGAGAGAAAAGTGGACATATTTGGCGAGGACTGGATGATGCATCCAAAGATGCCCTCGTTGGATACACGGGCGAAACATACTTTGATATAAACAGCGGCTTACGAAATGGCTATAATGTATCAGACAGCATCCGGAAAGACACGGAACTCTTGACAAATGCAATTTCTCAATCTGTTCTGGATAGAGACATGTATCTGTTCCGTGGCACTAGCAGCAGCGCGGCAGAGAAACTTTTCGGCTTAAAATCTGGCGATCTCGCTACTTGGAGCGGTCAGATCGAAGATCTGAGCACATTGGTCGGAACACGAGGTATCGACAACGGCTTTTTGTCCTGCGGAACGTCTGAAGGCAAAGGATTCACCAGCCGAGATGTCCAGTTGAAGATATACTGTCCTGCCGGAACACAGGCACTTTACGCCGAACCCTTCTCTGCATTCGGACGTGGCGATCAGCGAAGCTGGGATGGTATCAGCAAGCAGAATTCCTTCTCTTCTGAAAACGAAACAATCCTTCAAAGAGGATGTGAGCTGCGTATTGTTGGTGCGGAATGGTCTGGAAACAAGGCTATTCTGGAAGTTGAAGTGCTATCCCAGATGAATAATACCATCAAATCAGATGGAGATGACCTAGATGGCTTCTCAAAATCATCGAATCCTGATAATCTCGAAAAACATCTTGACTTTTACGGTCAATCAGCTACGATAAAGTCACAAGATAACTTCGATGGCGGCTCCGGCTCCGGAAACCATGGACACAGAGGTGTTAAGGGTCAACGGGGAGGATCTGCAGCAAAGTCCTCCCATCCCAAAGTCACAAAGTTCACAACCCAGAATGGGAGAATGAAGATTACTTCAGATCTTAAAGTCAAAGCGAGTAAATCTGGGAAAGTATCTGTTACGATAAAAGCGGGACAGGAAATCGAAGGGATTTATTCTTTTGCTGGGAAGGGGTCGAATGCAAATCTTGTGGTATCCGGCACACTGTCCAAACAATATGGAGGCAAACCGAAAGACTGGTCCCACTTGTGTGGTTATGCAACCGTTGTCAATTCAAACGGAAGCCAAGAACGGGCGGAGATCCACTGGTTTGAGCATGAAACGGTAGGCCAGATAAATTTCAAAGTTAAAAAAAGGTAGGGGATTTCGATGACAGGAATTTGGAGAGGCGATACTGATCCTCTGGAGCTTATCCATGGGAAAGAGTACGAAATTATCGGAGAAGGTTTCGACGGTACATTTTTCGAAGTGGTTGACGAAACGGGGGAGGCATTCTTGTATCCTGCGGAAGATTTCGAAATCGTTTAATAGCGGTTCTTGAAATAATTTCTAGGCATATAGAAAAACCACTTGACTAGGTCGGTAGGTAAGTTACGATAAAGTCAAGATGATACTACCGAGCAAGGAGGGGTTAAAATGGCAAGATGGGACAATGAAGAGTTTGCGCTCCAGCGCCCTGATGAAAACCGGATTATCTGCAAGGATTGTGTGTTTAGAGAAAAAGATCGTCAGTTTGGCAAGAGTGTTATCTGCGGATGCACACTTGACATCTGTCAAGTTTATTCGAACAGCAATCCGAAGCCGCACGATATTCTTTTCAAGAACAAACCCTGTGGGTATTATGTGAGCGAGAATGATGAAGACTAAGATCAGAAGCAGAGTAAAGGAAAAGGAACTATGATTGGTGCAATTGTAGGAGATATTGTAGGCTCCATTTATGAATTCGATAATCACAGAGGCAAGGAGTTTCCTTTGTTCGGAAAAGGATGCTTCGCAACAGATGACAGCATTATGACTTTGGCGATTGCCAAGGCGGTTATGCTCAGTAAGCCGGATCACAGTGATCTTGGCAGAAATGCCGTCAAGCACATGCGAGAAGTTGGTCAGCCGTACCCATCTTGCGGGTATGGAGGCCGGTTTTTTCAGTGGATGTACAGCGACAATCCAGCCCCGTACAACAGCTTCGGAAACGGGGCCGCCATGAGAGTTAGTCCTGTTGCATACGAAGCGAAGTCGTTGGAAGATGTGAAGCTGATGTCTCGGCTTGTGACTGAGGTAACTCACAATCATCCCGAAGGGATTAAAGGCGCAGAGGCTGTAGCGGTGGCCACATGGCTTGCGCTTCATGATTTCGATAAAAGCGAAATCGATCATTATATCCGGGAGAACTACTATCCGATGGATTTCACGATTGATGAGATCCGTCCGACATATCGGTTCAATGAAACCTGTCAGGATACTGTCCCCCAAGCGATCAAGGCATTTTTGGAGTCCGAAAACTTCGAGGATGCGATCCGGATTGCGATTTCTGTTGGCGGTGACAGCGACACTTTAGCGTCTATTACTGGAGCAATAGCCGGTGCGTACTACGGTGTGCCCTCGGCAATCAAAATTCAAGCAAATCGGTATCTCGATGATCGGCTTTCTGTGATTTTAAGGGATTTTTGTTTGCGTTACGGCGCAGCATGATAATGAAGCGGGTTGGCATTTGCCGACCCGCTTTTATAAGGACAATTTCAATGAATAAGTCGTGGTAGATCAGAAGGTAGATCACCGGGAAGGCATAGCCCGACAGTCGCAGGTTCAAGTCCTGCCCACGGCACAACTCCCGGAAGCGGGGCTATTTTCTACTCCTTTGTAACTTGACGGCTCGGAAAAGACGAGAAGTGCTGTGTAGCGTGGTTGAGCTACACAGTGCGCCTTATGGGGCAGTGGCGAAATGAAAACGCTGGGGACGATTTCCTCTAGTGCTGTTGCACCTTGTTGGTTCAAATCCAACCTGCCCCACCACCCACGAAAGTGGGATCTTCCTCTCTTTTTCTTGTTTTGACAGCTCGGAATAGACGGCAATGCCCTGTAGAATTCATTCGCCTCTGCAGGGCAAACATACGCTGCTATAGCTCAGTCGGTAGAGCAGCTGATTTGTAATCAGCAGGTCGTCGGTTCGAGTCCGACTAGCAGCTCCACTGTGGTGTGGTGAACCACAGAGGCTTTCATTTCTCATTCTTCTGGCAGCTCGGAAAGACGAGCAGTGCTGGACGATCCTCCTATTCGCCCAGCACATCATATGCCGCAGTAGTTCAATGGCAGAACACCAGCCTTCCAAGCTGGTTGCGCGGGTTCGATTCCCGTTTGCGGCTCCAAATCCGAGGTGTACATGGGCCGTTGCCGACATAAGGCAGCGCAAGCCGGTTGCCGCGCTACACGATAGGAGAAAACAGCTGGGTCGCTCCCATCCGACAGCCGGACGGAATACAGACCGATAGTACTGTGACACGACGGACAGCGACGCCGAACAGGCCAGAACGAGAGGCCGGCAGACACGCCGCCAGCTGACTTAGAGAGCAGAAAAGATGCGTGTCCGATATAGGGGTGTCGCCAAGAGGAAAGGCACGGGACTTTGACTCCCGTATTCGCAGGTTCGATCCCTGCCATCCCTGCCAAGGACATATATGTCCTTACCAAGAGCCGAAAACAACCTGCTTGCGCGACAACGACTGCGTACCACGCGGGAACAGTGTAAGCGGGTTCTTTCGGTAATTGCCAACATTGAAATGGGAGCTTCGCCAAGCGGTGAAGGCATCGGTCTTGAAAACCGACAGGGCAGTAATGTCGCATGGGTTCGAATCCCTTAGCTCCCGCCAAAACCAACAGTGATGAAGATTTGACCTCCGCATGAAGGAATGGTAGACTAACTTGTCTCAAAAACAAGTGCCATCGGCGTCCCGGTTCGAGTCCGGGTGCGGAGACCAGCCGGTATGCTTCATCTAGACATAGTGTTGGGCGACTGTGACCCGGACTCTCGGAGTCCTCCTTCCAAAGAAAATCGCAGTCTGATCTTAAAGTGAGGCCGCTTACCCTTGTGGTGGAAAAGTAGCGGGAAAGAACAGAGGCGGGGCTGTTCATTTCGTGGGCCTTTAGCTCAGCGGGTCAGAGCCTCCGGCTCATAACCGGATCGTCCACGGTTCGAATCCGTGAAGGCCCACCATAAATGCAAGCGATGGATAGATCCGCCAAACACTAGGATCACCAGAGGTCGAGACTCTGGGCTTGCTCATGGCCGCGAGGCTTCTTCCTTTTGTTGTGCATAACGGAGGAAGATAAAGAATACCATCTGGACCCGGATTGAGTGAAACGGATGCGACTTTTGCACGAGCGCAGGGCTGAAAAGTTCCGTGGCAAAAACAGGAATGCAAATAGTGGTAAGGATGAGGTGAGGTGCCCGTATAGGAGAGGCAACGCCGACCAACCATTAGGTGTCGAGGCGTTGGGTAGTTCTGAAGGCTATTTGCATTCTTGTTATTGCTGTGAAAAATCCATTCGCATAGTGGCAAATAATGCCGCTATGCTTTTTTGTTGTCCTACAAACGCCCCAAGCAGCAGGGAGGAGATAATCCTTGAACCATAACCAACACCAACAAGCTGTAAAAAAGGCGGTAAAAGCGAAATTCAGGGGTCACACGACCCTGCACAGCAAGCGAACCCCACTATATCCAGACACGGCAGAGCGGGAATATATGAGGATCACAGCTGGTTACGTCAGGTTGATGAATCAGGTGTTGAGAGAGAACCTGCCTGAAATAATGACCGAGTACAGAGCGCAACGAACAGATGGTGTCAGAAACGACGATCTTCGTGACTTGGAATCTTGGCTGAGACAAAAGTTCCGACAAATGGCGCAAGAACTTGAAAAACGGGTTTCTGTATTCGGGCTAGAGAGACTTGTGGACAAAGTATCCAGAATGACACAACGGATGTCCCTGAGGGAATGGAAAAAGTCGGTTAAAGACACCTTGGGAATTGATCTCATGGATGACTACTATAGCGGAGAATTCTACGAGTCGATAGTTCACAGGTGGGTGGATGAAAACGTTCTAAAAATCAAAACGCTCCCTCAGAACACACTGGATGAGATGCAGCAAATTATACTGCATGGCTTTAAGTCTGGCTCGACGATCAGAGACATCACGAAAGAGATCCAACGTGAATATGGAGTAACCAGAAGACGGGCAAGAACTCTTGCCAGAGATCAAATTGCAACACTGAATTCGCAGATAACAAAAGCCCAGCAACAAGATGCCGGATGCAACAGATACAGATGGTCCGATTCCCGTGATTCTCGTGTCCGAGAATGCCACCACGCTTTGAACGGCAAGATCTTCAGCTGGGACGATCCTCCGGAGATGTGGTACACGACCAAGAAACGAGGAGTTGTTCGCACCGGAAGACGTTGTCATCCCGGCGAAGATTACTGCTGCAGATGCATTGCTATTCCAGTATTCGATTATGAGACACTTGATGTCCCTATAAAAGAAACAGTAAGTCCCAAGGGGTAAACCACCATGCAGAACAAAGAAAAGATCAACGTTTACATCTATTTCAAAGATGGTAAAACGATTTGCATATGCAAACGGTCGAATAAAAAATGTGGTAGAAACTGCACACCGGATGTTGTTGAACGAGACAAATTTGCTGGATGGGAAGACTCGTTCAAAAGAGACCGCTTTGGTCGTTGAGTTCCGTATTCAAGGAAGGCGGTAACACACATGGTAGTATCCGGCATTATAAGGAGCCGAGATCCCCCCAATCTTGCGACAGGACCTCCCGGCAGAATACTTTGAAAGGAGAAAAGACCCATGAGAAACTACAGAGCAGTCGAAGATGTCAGCAGACATCTTTCGAAGATTTGCGAAAGCATTCAGAATTTGGCTTGCTCCATTGAGATGTACCAGCACATGGATGGTGATCTGGAAGCAACTTATGAAACTCTCATGCTCGACAAGCTTGAACATCTGCAGATGCTCACCTTGAAACTGACCGAACTGATTACTTCGGCAGAGGAGAGATCTGACAGTCAGGAGAACTTGGACGAAGGCGGCGGTGCTTTCTTTGCCGGCGAACTAGACGATGTCAAGAGAGATGAAGCGGCTGATGACAGAGATCCCACTTCCGTTAAAGCTGCGACAGCTGCAGAATAATCACCATTCTCCGAAAGGAGGGGAGCGCATGCCCCCTAGCTTAGCAAAGGTGATTCGTCTGGACAATTTGCCATTGAACCAGACTTATTTCACCTCTGAAGGATATCTCGTAGACCGTCCTATTCTTACAACAACGGGTATATTCGAGTATCACAATGCTGACGGAAGCGTCAGAAGGGAGCTTCGACTCCCAGATGAAGTCTTTTCTGCTGAAAGCCTGAAGTCGTACAAGGGTCATCCGATTATCATAACCCATGATGCAGGTGAAGTTGACAAAAACAATGTCACCTCCCACCAGATCGGAACCATCCTTACAGAAGGATATCGCAGTGGAGACGATGTCAGAGCTGAGATCATCATCCATGATACGGATAAGATGAAAGCAGCAGGACTCAAAGAACTTTCTCTTGGCTATCATGTCGACCTAGACGAAACGCCCGGAGAATGGAATGGACAGCGATATGATGCCATTCAAAGAAACATTAGAATCAATCACCTCGCTTTGGTAAGAAACGCCAGAGCAGGTGAGCAGGCACGTCTGAACATTGACAGCCGTGATCCTGTCAGAAAACTACAAGGAGGAAAAGCAATGGCTAATCCCAAGCAAACTGAGACCAAGCCCACTCAGCATGCCGACGGTCTCTTGACTTCAGAGCAGCTGGCTCAGGCAATTTCTGAGTACAAGGCTCGACGCAGTCAACAGCCTGTGCAGGACGAAGACCCCGTGCCTGCAGAAGAAACTGTCGTTGAAACCGCCGAGGAAACTGTTGTGGACGAAAACGCTGTTAGCGATGTCGAACAAAACGTTCTCACCACAGATGAAAAGATCTCTGCGATTAAGGAACGACAGGTGGCACGAGCCGGCGGAGAAGGTCCTTCTGATCTTGATGCCGCAAAGAGCGTTATTCTTCAGCAGGATGAGGATCTGGCAACTCTGGTTGGTATCATCGATCAGATGAAGGCTGCTGAAGACTACAAGAACGCAAAGAATGATGCCGAGGACGATCAAAAGGACGAAGAAGTCCTGCCCGAGGACGACGTCAAAAATGATGAACAAGAGCCTGCCACTCCCGAAGAAACTGAAACGCACGAGGATCAAACTGATGTAGAAGATCCTGACGATCAGGATGATAAGAAGGATGGTGCTGGGTGCAATGAAGACTCTGCCGAAAGTGAGCCGACTACAGAACCTGCAGCCGAAGATGATAAGACCACCCTGAACGAAGATTCCATCGATGCAATCGTTACTCAGCGAGTGACCCTTGGCATTATGGGCCGCCAGCTGAATTTGGACGGCCTTGAGCACATGCCTGTTCTGGATGCAAAGAAGGCTATTATCTCCGCTGTCCGTCCCGGCATGCGGCTCGATGGCAAGAGTGAAGATTACATTGCTGCGGCGTTTGACCTTGCAGCTGCTGAAATCGAAGCTCAAAGTGAAAAGGACACCGCTTATCAAAAGCGACAGATGTTCAACAAGGACTCTGGTGCCGCAGAAGAAGCCGGCACCTCTGCTGCTGACGCTCGTCAGAGAATGATCGACCGTCAGACCAATAAGATTTAAGGAGGAATTCCATTATGAGCGCACAAACCAGATACGGATTCACTACTCCCATTGGCGTCGCAGGTGGCATTTATGATCTCGCCCCCTACGAAATCAACACATTCCTGAACGAAGAAGAAACCGGCGTTATGAGCTTTGGCGTTGGCGTTGTGAAGGGCACCGCTCCCGGTGCAAACGTCAAGCTGCCTGCGGAAGGTGCAACTGCTGCTGATTTCGAAGGCATTACCGTCAACAACCGCACAACCGAGTACGGACTGGACGACAAGGTCCGTGTTCGCAAGGGTGCCTCTATGGGCGTCATGCGCTATGGTCGTATTTACGGCCGTGTCGCAGCTGATGTTGAACCTGAATACGGCGAAGCCGTTTACATGGTTGCATCCGGCGAAGAAGCAGGTTTCTTCACCAATGTTGCTTCCGGCAATGTTGCGATCAAGGCACGTTTCGGCGGCAGTGTTGATCCCATCCATAAGGTCGCACTGATTGAACTGTTCAATCAAGCACAGGCGTAAGCAAGGAGGTAAATGAATATGAGCACTCATACCAACTACAACCCTTCTGAAATGAAGGCTCTGCAGAATTCTGCTATCCCCACCGCCATCATGGCTTCTCCCGGCACAAGATTTGACAGCGCAGAACAGGCATCTGTTTTCTTTGCACAGGAACTGGATCACGTCAAGGCTCAGTCCTACGACGTGGAATATCCTGAACTGACAGCTCTGAGCCTGTTCCCCGTCAGCTCTGAAGTTGACCCCGGCGCTGAGACCGTTACTTATCATACCTACGATAAGACCGGCCTCGCAAAGGTCATCGACAACTATTCCACCGATCTGCCCCGTGCAGACGTGAACGGCAAGCCCGTCCATGCAATCATCAAGTCCGTCGGCGACTCCTATGGTTACTCCGCACAGGAAATGAGAGCATCCAGACTGGCTGGCAAGTCCCTGGACTCCAGAAAGGCCGAATCTGCACGTTTCCAGATCGACAACATTCTGAACAAGATCGCATGGGCCGGCGATGCAGAGTCCGGCCTGATGGGCGTTCTGTCCGAAGGTCAGAATATTCCTCTGTTCGCCATCGGCGCTGGTGCAAGCGGTGCTACCTCTTGGCTGGAAAAGACCGCAGATGAAATTCTGGCCGATGTTGCCGGTATGCAGAAGCAGGTCGCAAAGATGACAAAGAACGTTGAGCGTCCTGATACCCTTTGCCTGCCCTCCGATGTCTATCTGCATCTGAGCACTACCAGAATCCCCGACACTACCACCACCGTGCTGTCCTTCATCAAGGAACATGCTCCCTATATCAAGAACATCGTTTCTGCCGCCGAGCTGGACAGCGACAGCACCTTCACCAATCCCTATGCTGCTGAAGAAGACGGTCAGGGCGTTGCATTCCTGTTCAAGAACGACAAGCGCAAGCTGTCTCTGGAAAATCCCATGCCCTTCTATCAGTATCCTCTGCAGGTCAGAAATCTGGAAACCATCATTCCTTGCGAGGCACGAACTGCCGGCGTCATTGTGTACTATCCCATGTCCGCTCTGATTGCCGTTGGCGTGTCCTGATTTTTTTCGGCAACACTTACCGATCGGTAAGAGAAATGAAAGGGAGGCTACCGCTTGGTAGCCTCCTTAACTTTAGGAGGTAAAACATGATTATCAAAAACACCAGCCCCAAGATCGTAAACATCGGCACCACAATGCTGCTGCCCGACAAGACCATGACCATCACCCCTGTTGTTGCAAATACTCCCGCAATCAAGGCTTTTATCCGAACCAACGTGATTGCTGTCGTTCCTGAAGAAGTTCCGGAACAGGAGCAGCCTGATCCCAACGAAACCGACGACACCGCCGATCCCGAAACCGACGACACTCAGGGCACAAAAACACCGAAGCCCAGAGGCCGGAAGAAGAAGGAAGAGGAGACCGAAAATAACGCCGAATAAGGAGTGACCGTCCATGAAAATGTCAGCCATAGACATGATCCGGTTGATCGGAGCTGAGTTTGTCGACGTCGATGAAGATACGCTCAACGATTGGATCGAAATGGTAAGACCTATGGTAAGCCGTAAACAATTCGGCAGTCTCTATGAACAAGGACTTGCCTATTTGGTCTGTCACAAAATGAAGATGGCTGGCTATGGAGTCAATCCTTTGGGAGATATGGGAACTATCGGCGTCGGCTTCTCCGTAGGAAGTGTTTCAGAAGGCGGCAGCAGTGTAAGCTACGGCGCGAACCAATCGTCGAATCTAGCAACGGATGCCGAGCTGGGTCTCACAGCCTATGGGGTGCAGTTTTTGCAGATTCGAAGATCCGTTATTGTGCCCATTCATTGTGGTGGGGAGAATGATTTGAATGTTTGATCTGAAAGACCTTACTCCTGAAGGCAAGAGGTATATGGAGCAGCTTAAACGGCTAACCGAACTTCAAGTCCACGTTGGATTTCAATCGGGAGATGATCCTTATGAAGACGGAACGGATCTGGTAAGTGTCGCTGCCTATAACGAATTCGGTTCCTCGTCAACTCCGGCCAGACCTTTTATGAAACAGAGCTTCGATAACAACGAAGACAAGCTGAAGGCTCAAGGGGCGAAGGCAAACAGAGATCTCGCCAACGGAGCTTCCGCAGAAAGCATCTTAAAAGAGATGGGAGTTGTGGTGAAAGGCATTGTTCAGCAGGAAATTGTTGAAGGCGACTTTGCTCCAAACGCTCCCTCTACTGTCCGGAGCAAAGGATCGGGACAACCTCTGATCGACACTGGCCACATGCGGCAATCGGTCAACTTCGTCATAAAGAAAGGATAGTAGACCGATGAATATTAGGTTATTCAACAAGAAATACTGGGTCAGACGTTTCGAGGAGCAACGAGAAGTTCGTGGTTATCTCGCATCCGGTTACTCGGACTTTGTTGCAGATTTGAATGTCCACCCTCTGGGGACAGATCAGGTCATGACCCTTCCTGAAGGTCAGCGAAAAATCAAACGGCTCGAAGCTCACGGCGAGATTCAACTCGTCGTCGCAGATCAAGACAGCAACAGAAAAGGCGATCTTCTATTCTATCACGGAGAATGGTTTGAGTGCATCTCATCACAGATGTGGGATCATACGGTCTTATCTCACTATAACTATCAGTTTGTGCTTGTTCCCAGAGATGCAGCACTTTCGACGGATATCGAACACGATCCAGTAGGAATACCCGGATCTCAAAAGGAGTGTCATTGCCATGAGAGTATCTGCTGCTAAAGAACTCTTCCGGACTCTTGTGAAGAGGTATTTTCCCGGAGCTGTTGTTATTTTTGCGAACCAAAGCCGAGTAGCAAAGCCGCCGATTCCTCTTGTTGTTATAACGCCCGGAGCAGTAAGACGGAACCAAACTCCCAATTACTCAATTGTAAACGGCGTCAATGTCGGGTTCTATCATTCGAAGATCCCGATGACTATTGATCTGTTTTCTCCCGGCGATCCAATAAAGGATGACGATACAGGGCAGGTTGTTGCATACGCCAATTCTGCAGTGGACGATATGCTTAGTCTTGCAGACTATATCAACTCTCAAGATTCTGTTGAGTGGTCTCATCAGCATGACGTCAGTATGGTTATAGACGGAGATGTGCAGGATCTGACATCGATCGTTAATGATTCAAACTATGCATACCGCTCAAGAATGGTCGTCCAGTTTTACTTCACTCAAGCAGCTGTGGGATACTCCGCTGTTCTGTCTGAAGGCAGTATCCACTATCCCACACGCATAGACGATCCGATAACAGGAGAACCGCAATATACAGATCAAGAACCTGTTACTACGACAAGCCCGACTGGGGATTACGTTGATGAAGCAACAGAAAAAGAGCGAGATGCGGTAATAATTCCTGTTCAAGAACAGACGCCTAGCGGAGGCGGGTCTGTTGAGCTGGCCGATAAAGAAGCCGGCTACTTCACAAATGTTGTAATCAAGGAGGAAACAGGCAATGAGTAAAAATTACGACCAGATTGCAACTGTCAGCATCGACCTCGCCACCCCGCTGGTTGATGACACCAGTTTCGACAATCTCTGTATCGTAGGTCCTCTGCCCAAGACCGAACCCGATAATGCACCTCCCAAGATCGGCGTTTATGCCTCTTTGGAGGAAGTTGTTTCTGCTGGCTGGGTTGTCGTAGGCGAAGAGGCTGATCCTGTCGGTCTCGCAGCACTCGCCGCTTTCAGTCAATCTCCCACTCCGTCTAGCATCTACATTGCACCTCTGCAGACGGTTGAAACTGCAGAACTCGACACAGATGGAAACAACATCTATGTCTCAGAACCTGCCGTTAATGCTGTCCAGAGAGCCTGCGATGTCACTGGCTGGTACGTCCTTTGCACCGCTGGCGTTGATGCATCTGAGTACGAAGAAATTGCGGCTTATATCGAAACTCAGGACAGAATGTTCTGCTACACAGAACTGGACTGTTTCGAAGATGAGGTTGTAGAATTTAAGCCTGCAGTCGGTGACGTGTATTACCGCACCATGTCTATCTACGGAAGACAGTACGCTGGTCAGCCCACAGAAGAAATTCCTGATGCAAACAAGTACATCAACTGCGCTTGGGTTGCAAAGTGGCTCAACTACGAGTCTGGTACTGAGACATCTGCTTTCAAGTCTCTTTCTGCAATCTATCCCAGTCAGCTCACCTCTACAGAAATGGCAGCAATGAAGGCTGGCAATGTCAACTATTTCATTACTGTCGGCAATAAGAAGGTCTCCATGAACGGCAAGGTACGAGCCGGCGAATGGGTTGACATCATCCGTTTCCGTGACTGGCTCAAGAACGACATGCAGGTCCGTGTTGTGAACCTGTTTGTCACGACTCCGAAGATCCCCTACACGGATAATGGTATCAGTCTGGTGCAGAACCAGATGATCGCCTCTCTCAAGAATGGTCAAGATATTGGCGGCATCGCTCCCGATGAGTTTGACGTAGACGGCAACCGCATCCCCGGTTACTCTACGTCTGTGCCTCTGGCAGCAAGCATTCCTGCTTCCGACAAGGCATCCCGTGTCCTGACTGGCTGTAAATTCAAGGCAAGACTCGCCGGCGCAATTCACTTTGCGGAACTCAACGGCAGCTTGACCTACGAAATGTAAGGAAGGAGGCGCAATAAATGGGTAAGATTAAGACTTACAATCCCAAGGAAGTTACTGTTGCATTCGGTAATCATATCGTCACTGGTTACGCTGATGACAGCTTTTTGTCCATTGATCCCGCAGGTGATGGCATGACAAAGAAAGTTGGATGCGATGGCGAAATTGTAAGAAGCGTAAACCCTGATGATACGTTTGTCGTTAAGTTGACTCTTCTGCAGACTTCTGATACAAATTCTTTCCTCCAGCAGAAACTTGCTCAGGACAGAAAGAGCGGAGACGGCATGTTCCCTGTGCTTATTAAGGATCTGAAAGGCGGTATGGTGTTCAGCACTGATGCCGCTTGGCCGATCAAAGCCACTTCCCGCAGCTTTGGCAAAGAGTCGTCCAACAGAGAGTGGGAGCTTCACACTGGTTCTGGTGAACTTACTGAATAAAAATAGCAGGGTCGCTCCGCATGAGCGACCCTGTTTCACCAAGAAGAATGTCTATAGGGGGTAACATAATGGCATTAAAACGAATGGAGGTCGTCACGAAAACCATTGGTGACGCAACTTTCTACATCAAGCCTTTTGGCGCATTCACGTCCGCAAATCTGAGCGGAGAACTTGCAAAGATCATTTCCCCGTTTATCGGTGGAATTCTGCCTGCTGTATCTGCCGTATTTGGCAAACTTGATCTTGATGTTGAAAAAACACAAGCAACAACAACCGAAAATACTGGCGATATTATGGACATGCAACTGGACGATGCTATCGGTGCATTTACAGATGCTTTTTCTACTCTCTCTGGCGATAAAATCGAACAACTCATGATGCAGTTGCTCATCAACAACCAGAATATATCCGTCAATTGCTATGCAACGGAAGATAGACCTCAACTTCTCACCAAAGATCTTGCTGATGAAATTTTCTGTACCGACATTCAGGATATGTATATTCTCTGTTTTGAGGTTATCAGAATTAACTTCAAGGGTTTTTTCAAGAAGCTCGGAGGCCGATTTGGAAAGCTGCAAGGAATTATTCAGCGGTTGACTCCGAGTACAGCAAATACGGATACCTCGATGCAAGCCAGTTCTGCGAACTAGAAATGAGAATGTACACGCTAATCAAGGCGAAGATCGCCTCAAAATCAGAGCTTGATGAAGCATACACCCTTGATGAAGCGTTGAAGTTATACGCACTTTATAGCATGGACTGTGACATAGAACGTGCCGTTTCAGAAGAAATGAAGCGACAGTCTGATTAAAAGATTCTCTCCTTCCGCATATGCGTATTCAAAAGACCTCCCATTGGTGTGGGAGGTCTTTTGTTACGGGTCAGTATAGAACAGAAAGCAAAAATTTATGAGTTTTTTCATCAATTTCGCAGAGAGCCTTCTTACCGTCATTGAAAACTATAGATACTTGATAGGTTGTTTTGCTTTTGCCTGATGCTGCTCCGGCAATAGCACCGACCCCACCGAACAATAATGCTCCAGCAGCCCCTCTTGCGGCTCCACTGATAAGGCTTTTTCTAGACGACTGATCTACGACCTCCCATTCAGAAACAGTGTTTTTGTTCACAAAAATCTTTTTTGGGCCGATAAGAAATCTTGGCACAGAAATCAACAGGCCCTTTCTGGCGTTCTTCCATGTTATAACGCCGCCCTTATAATCGCCAGCAATTACTTGATTCAAATCCGACACACTCCTTTGTAATTAGTGGAAGCGATTTCATTTTAACAGTCTTTCTTCTGTGCGTCAATCCTCATATGGTACGAACGGTGGTGTTCTTATGACCCTAGCAGAATTTATTAACGTTGTTGGCTTCAAAGTCAAAGACGGCGATATAAGTAAAGTAAACAACTCGATCAATACTATAAAAAACACAGCGCAAAAGGCTTTAGGTGCTATAGGAATATCCCTTTCGATTGCAGGGATTACGAGCGTTATAAAGGATTGTGTTTCCCTCGCGTCTGAAGCCGAGGAAATGCAAAACAAGTTTGATGTCGTGTTCCAAGGCATGAACGAAACCGTAGAGGAATGGGCGAAAAACTACTCAGATGCAATAGGTCGAAATGCAAATGACATAAAAACCTACATGGCAGATATGCAAAATCTGGTTGTAGGTTTCATGGGAACTGATATGAGACAAGAAGCCTATGAGCTTACTCAGTCTATGACAACCCTGGCTTTAGATCTGGCATCCTTCAACAACATAGACGAGGGTATTGCTGTAAACGCAATGCAAAAGGCGGTTATGGGCGAATCGGAAGCAGCGAAAACAATCGGTGCTGTCCTCAATGATGTTACACGAGCCGAAGCTATGCATCAGCTTGGGCTTAAAGGAAAGTACGACGCCTTGGATCAAGCGACCAAGATGATGGTCAATTACCAAGCAATTCTACTTCAAAGCACTGATGCCGTTGGAGATTGTGAACGAAGTCTTGGTTCATACAGAAGCACCTTAATTGCATTTCAATCCAAACTCAAAGAGATTAAAACTATAGTTGGTCAATTTTTCATGCCAACTGCACAGAAAATACTCCAAATTGGCACGAAAGGACTTACCGTCGTTCGCAATTGGGTTCAGAATATAAGTGATTTTGCGGAAGAACTAGGAGGAGCGCACAGAATAATCACGATTATCGGCGGTGCTCTAGCGGGAATGTTGTTGGTACGAAACCTCGGCAAAGTAGCAGCTTTAGTGAAAGTTGTTGTCGGGCTTCTTTCTCCCGCCAAGCTTCTTATCGCTGCCATTGCTGCAGCATTTACTCTTGTGGCTCTAGTCGTAGAGGATTTCTTTGCATTTGTTCAGGGTAAAGACAGCTTGTTTGGTGATTCCTTGAAGAAAGCAGGAATTGATCTCGCCCAATTCCGCACATCTATTTTACTGTTGAAAAATCGCCTTAAAGATGCATTTGGAGGAATCAAGGATTTTGCTGGTGAAATAGGAACGGGTCTATTTAATGCGCTCCAACAAATTCTGCCGATCATTGTAGATTTCGTTGTTGCAAAAGGTCCCGGAATCATTGACATCATAAAGAAAGTTGCGCCGCTTATCGGAAATCTTGCAAGTGGCAAGCTCTCGATGCTTTTTAGTGTTGCAAAAAAATTGTTGCCCGTTGTTGCAAACGTAGCAAAGACCCTTAGCGGACATCTCGTAAACGCAATTTCGACACTTATTCCGTTCATAGGAAATCTTGCTTCCAGTCTGGGCGGATTTTTATTAGAAGCAATACAGACATTGCTGCCTCCACTGGTTGAGTTTGCGATGAGTATTCTTCCGGTGATTCTTTCGTGTGTAAACGCTATTCTGCCTGTGATTCTTGAGTTCGCACAAGCTGCACTGCCCATAATCATAGACCTTATAAACCAGCTTCTTCCGGTTCTTCTTCAGATCATAGAGGCGGTTCTTCCTGTGTTGTTATCCTGTATAGAGCAGCTTCTTCCTATCATTCTTCAGCTTGTTCAAGAACTACTTCCGATTATATTGGAAGTCATAATGATGATTCTGCCACTGCTGGTTCAGGTCATTGAGGCAATATTGCCGGCAATCATGTCGTTCATCGAGGAACTTCTTCCTCTTGTCAGTCCACTGATTGAGATAATTGCAAATCTAGCATCTTCTATTCTGCCTGTCATCATCACCTTGCTTGAGTCAATTTTGCCGATTCTCGAACCGATTCTCGGCATACTTCAGCCAATTGCAGATGTACTGGCTGTAATAATTGATGCTCTCGGAAAGGTTGCTGGAGGTATAGCAACAGGGATTCAATGGCTTGTTGATGCTGTGACTGGCGGTGGAAGTGACACAGACGCTTCCAGCACAGTCCCCGGATATGCTGTTGGTACAGATTATTCAGAGGATACATTTGTCGCAGGCGAAAATGGGCCGGAACTCATAACAGGACAAAGAGGCAAAAAAGTTTTTACCGCCCTCCAAACAGGAAGTATATTTGCTACAGCCAAGGAAGTAATATCTGCGGCGATCGCTCTGTCAAATATTAGAACAGCTCGGCCAGCAACGGCTGCAAACGTTACAAGTTCTCAATCCACCAGAAATGTATTCCAAAATGTATCAATTAGCAATCAGTTTAATGGAGACAAGGCAATCCAGCGTCAGGCAGCTAACACCATGGGAAAATCTGCAAATGACATAACAAGAGAGCTGGCTCGTGGATTGGCGTATGCAAGATAGGTGATAAAATGGCAAAAGCAAAAAGACCAGTAACAGTAGCCGGAATACAATTCGATGCACTTATTAGTGAAGAAAGATCGTTGACAGCAACTGTACCAACATATTCTGTCGAGTCTGGGTTTTGTGTAAGCGACGCCATCATTCTAGAGCCTGAGACATTGTCTATGGTGCTATTTCTCACCGATACCCCAGTGACTTGGAGAAGAAACGGTGGGCGTGGAAAGACGGAGAGGATTGTTAGCCAACTCGAAGAACTGTATTATTCTGCTTATCCTGTAACCATCGTTACTTCGGATAAGACATATACGAACATGGCAATTACAAGCCTTGGACTAAACAAAAGCACAGAGATTGGCTACGCAAGAGAGATTCCGATTGAATTTCAAAAAATTCGAATAACTACCGCTTCAACGACGACAATCCCTGACTCCTATGGAAAAAGCGGAACAACAGGAGCGCAAGCCGGAACAGCAAGCGTTACTACTGAGTCAACTTCGCCCTCGACCGGGGCAAGTACATCCGCAAGAGACACAGAAACAACCGTTTCAGAAAACGGTCAATCTATAGCAAGAAATATCACACAGATGACCGTTACTGAAACAAAATATCATAATGCACAGGATGTGCTGTGGGAGAAACGGAATGGATTATAGTTTCATCGAAGTTCCTGATATGAATGATAGCATTTCCCGCATCGTCCTTTCTGGGACACCATACCAGATCCGGTTTACCTACAACGATACCGGAGACTACTGGAAATTTGGGTTGCTCAACACTCTCGGAGAGCCGATTATTCAAGGAATGAAAATCGTCCCGAGATTCCCGCTAAATATTTTTTACACCGTTGCCAAGATTCCAGCCGGAATATTTGGTGTCAGAACAAAACTCGAACGCATTGGTCGCAATGACTTCAAAAACGGAAACGCAAGCTTCATATTTTGCCCTATCGACATTGGGTAAAACCTCTGCTTCGGAATTTCCGTGGAATTTCCGTGGAATTTCCCGCGACTTTCCACGGAAATTCCGGCGCAACCGTAACCGTAACCGTAACCGTAACCAATATACCGTAACTATATATAGATTCTGCGCTAATGCGTGTTTTTTATGAAATTGCAGAATGACCATTGCAATGGTTTGTGATAGATAAGAGGTGAGAGAATGGCAGGTCTTGAGAATTTTGATCGGCAATATCGTCTGTCTGCCGGCAAGGCCGGGGGCACAGGATTTGAGATCGGCGGAGAAAAGCCTGTTCCGCTGCACATAGATTTCTCTGTGGAAAGAACCGACCAAGAAACACAGAACACCGCCACTCTCAGCATTTGGAACCTCAATGATGCCCATTTGGCAGCTCTTGAAGAAAAAGACTGTGTTGTGGCACTTAGAGCAGGATACGGGAACCGTATGCCTCTAATTTTTTCCGGAATCGTAACTCAAGCAGTAACTTCGAATGATGGCGCAGACAGAAAAACTGAGCTTGACATAGTAGACAACCTTGTGGAGATCCGAGACACCTATGTAAGCCTCTCGTACAACGGGACTGTCAATTGGAAAACAATTTTTGATGATGTTTCTTCCCAGATGGGTGTCGCCATCTCCTACTCCTACAATGCCGAGTTTGTCGATATTCCGAATGGATTTAGCTTTGTTGGTATGGCTAGAGACATAATGACCAAGGGCTGCGCTTGCTGCGGTCTTGTTTGGAGTCTCCAGAATGGGGTCATGCAAGTGAAAAAGCCCGGGGATGTAATGTCCAAGGAAGTCTATGTTCTGTCCCCGGAAACTGGACTGCTTGGTATTCCCGCCCGAATCACGGAAGCGTCCGACAAGTCTGACGAAAAAAATACAATCGGCTGGGATGTCGAGTATTTTATGAACGGCGCAATCAACATAGATGACTATGTTAAGCTTGAGAGCAAAATGGTGACTGGGTATTTCCGCGTCTATTCGTTAAGCATTTCTGGCGATAATGTTTCTGGCGACTGGATATGCAAGGCCCGACTGAAAGAGGTGAAGGAATCATGATGCAGGAGTTTGTCCAAGAGATTACCAACACTGTCAATCAGTCTTTGAAGGGCGTCCATACAGCAATGCCTGGTACTATCGTCTCATACGATCCCGGAAGCGGAACGGCAACAGTGAAGCCGGCGATGAAGTTCAGGAAGCCAGATGGAACAACTATCGACTATCCGCAGATCTCTGGTGTCCCTGTTTCCATTTCTCAGGGATCTGGTGGTCAGGCAACAGTTGCTATCCCCATCAAAGGCGGAGACGGATGCATGATCGTAGTTTCCGAGCAATCTCTCGATTATTGGATGTATGGACAGGAAACCCCCACTGATCTGCCCTTCGACATGAGCAACGCCATGTGTATTCCGGGTCTTGCTCCTGCTGCGAATGCTGCCATGCAGAAAGCATGTGCTGAAAACTGCATTGTGATAACGGCCGGAGGAGCAACAACCGTCAAAGTAAAAGGGGACGAAGTTGAGATCGAAGCTCCTTCCGTCAACATGAAATCGCCACAGGTGAAAATAGAAGGTTCTCTGGAGGTAGGGAGCGGAATGACTGTCAGTGGTGGGTTGTCTGTAGAGGGAGGCATTGAAGAAACCTTGAAGTGATCGCCCTACAATTCGCTTCACAGCCGCCCAAATTGCCTCTAACGGGACTTTTTGGCAGACATCAACTTACAAACAAAGCAAAGAAACTCCGACCTCACAAGACACAGTGGGTTCTCAGCTTATAAACAAAGGGAGGACAATGATGGCCGATATTAGGTTGAACAAAGATGGCGATATCGACGTGTCGAAGACAGGTGACATCTACCTCACAAACAGCGTTCGACAGGCGATCCTGATTAAATTGAGATGGATTTATGGCGAATGGCGGCTCGGTCCAGAATTAGGTTTCCCTTGGTTTGAACAGGTCTTCATTAAGAACCCGAACACAGATGCGATCAAGGGTTTACTTCGAGAAAAGATCCTTCAGGTAGAAGGAGTAGATGCGGCGATTGTAACAGAGGTCGAATATAGCCGTGAAAAAAGATCTGCAACCTTCCGCTACACCGTAACGGTAGGGGAGGAAGTGTTCAAGGAAGAGGTGACGCTTTATGAGTGAATATGGGCTTACACCGAAAGGGCCGAATATCAAAAGACTTGATGAGATCATTGAGTCCTTGCATAAGAACCTCTCAGAGCGGTGGGGTGTCAATACCCGTCAGAACCCCGAGTCTCTGATAAATCATGTTTTGACAAATGTTGCCGATCAGATCGCAGAATTGTGGGAGTTTGGAGAGAGTGTTTATTATTCTCAGTATCCTGCCACAGCGGAAGGCATCAATCTGGATAATGCTGCTCAGTACGGCGGCTCCACGAGAGAGCCGGCGGCGAAATCCTATTACCCCATCCACTGCACAGGCAAAGATGGAACGGTCCTTGCAGCAGGAACGATCATTGCCTCTACCACGAATCCGACAACACAGCTGTCTCTTGCCGAGAGCCGGACCATATCGAGATCTGCTTTCAATAAAGCTGCGATAAAAGTGGCATCCCTGCAAACGGGAAATCCGTACATAGTAATCATCAACAACAAAGACTACCGGCATACAGCTGGAACCCTCAGTGCTCTTGAAATTCTGAATGGGTTGGCCGAAGAAATGGGCAATGACTTCACCGTCAGCGTAGATACCGAGAACGAGCTGCTGAATATCGAAGCTGACGCAGGAACAACAAACGACTTGACTCTTTCAGAGAATCTGACCACAGAAACCGTCACATCAATCATCACGTTCGGCACTGTCGAAACAGGAAACATTCTGCTTCCGGACGGAGTCATTACGAATATCGTAAAGGCAGATGCCGGCCTCCAAAGCGTTGTAAATGTCAGCGGCTACATTGCGGGACGAGATGAAGAAAGTGACGCAGAGTTCCGGATGTCATATGCAGATAAGATTTTCAACCGATCCAAGACAATGCTTGACACCATACGCAGTGCGATTTTGAACAACGTACAAGGCGTCGCTAGTGTTGCTACATACGAGAACGATAGCGACATTACCGACGAATATGGCCGTCCCCCTCACAGCATCGAAATCGTTGTTGATGGAGGAGACAACTACGAAATTGCACAGCAAATATTCGCAAACAAAGCCGCAGGCATTTCCACACATGGAAATGAAGAAGTGACTATAGTAGGTTCCTATGATGAAAATTTCACTATCAAGTTCAGCCGCCCCGAGATTGTCTATGTGTGGTTCCATCTGAAATTGGAGCGAAATTCTTCTCAGAGCATTCCGGACAATTACGAAGAACTACTGCGATCGGTTGTAACAAAAAATATGGAGAATTTGGACGCAGGAACCGATGTGGTTCCCATGCGCTTCATGACCGAACTTTACGATGCTTTCTCAGGCATCAACTACATCGACATTACATTGACAGCAACCTCGAACAAAGAAAAACCGAGCGTGTACACAGCTCGAAGCCAAGCAATTACAGCTAGACAGAGAGCCTTCACCAGCGAAGACATGATAACGGTGGATTTCTATGAGTAATAGATATGTTGTAAATCTCCAAAGTGATCTGCTTGAGCAATTTCGAGGAAAGCCGAATATCGAGGCTCTTGTTGAGGTAATTGGCGTTGAACTCCAAGAAGTGTATGATTTTTTCTCTCAACTCCTGATCGAGCGAGACATCAAGGTCGCAGTCGGAAAACAGCTGGACGGAATAGGCAGCATTGCAGACATGACCCGCAGCGAGGCGATTGCTCTTGCAAGAGACGCCAATTACCCCTATACCGATGAAGATGAGATGTATCGAGTATTCCTACTCTACAAAATCTTCGTCAACACGGCAAAGGGGACATATGCCGATGTTCTAAGATCCATCCACATGTTATGGGAAGGAACACTGACATATGAGGAGGATGCAACAGTTCCTGCGACCATTATCCTGAATTTTGAGCGGTTTAATGGGCTTGATATTCAGAGACTTCTAAAGGTGCCCATTGTCAAACCTGCAGGCGTTAGAATTCTTTTCCGAGCCACTGGTCGAAAGGATCATTCTTTCTATACTGCAGGAACAATCACACATAGCAAAAGAATAACCTACACCCAAGAAGAATACGACTTCTCTATCCCTGACATCCTCGTAGACGAAGACCAAAACCTTCTTCTTGATGAAAATGGTAATATCCTAACCGAAGGCTGACAGGGAGGTAATGAAATATGTCCATATTCGTTGAAACTACCGACAGTGGCATCGGCTTGATGGTTCAGGCCCTGTTTGGAGACGCCACTATAGAGTTTACAAGGTTTGAATTCGGGAATGGGGACGTCCCCTCTGAACCCGAAAAGATGACCGAACTGGGCAACAAAATCTTTGAAAGCCCCGTTGTTGGTGAAATTGTTAAAGGCGAAAACTATGTCGATGTAGCAACGAAATTCGACAACAGAAATGTATCGCACGATTTCACTCTCACGGAAATTGGAGTATTTGCTATCGATGTGGGCACTCAGGAAGAGGTGATGTTTGCTTACATTCATCTCGGCGACCAAGGCGAACCTGTTCTTAGCACTGCGGCAAATAAACTGGTTGAGAATGAGATTGTCGTTCGTATCATTATCGACAAAGCCATAAACGTTACTGCTTCGGTTGCATCCACCATGTATGCATATCAAAAGGACTTTGATGACCACTTGAAAGACTACGACAATCCGCACAAGGTCACAAAAGCACAAATTGGGCTTGGTGAAGTTCCGAATACGCATCCCAAAGACACAGAGATTAAATTTACAGAAGCACAGGAAATCGGAAATATAATGTCAGGAGATACGATCGGAACTGTCTTCGGAAAAATTGCGGCTGCAATCAGAGCTTTGATTGCCCACATCGCAAACAAAAACAACCCGCATCAGATTACGCCCATGTCTATTGGTGCTGCTGGAGAAGGACACTCACACGCAACTTCCGACATTAAAACCGGCGTGCTTACTGTTTTGAGAGGTGGCACAGGGAAGAACAACTGGATAGCCAACAGAATTCTTTTCGCTGCTGCAAGCGATGAACTCGGCCAAATCAAGAATCCTGACAAAAAGTCTTTCCTCGTCCAAGGATCTAGTGGAGCACCATATTTTGAAGCCATTTCCGAGTTCGCCTTTTTCTCTACAGGAAAAGAAGCCCCTGATAGTACGAATATCTTGTGGATTGATACAACTCCTACTACCGGCGGACTTAAATACCACAACGGGACAGAATGGACACATGTGCCTGTTGCATATGTGCAGTAAGGAGAGAATATGAAAACGCTTGTATTTGATATTCCGTATGATCTTTCCAGTTTGATAGAAATGCTCGATTATGAAACGGGAGCATTGAGAGAACTCCTTGCGTATGCAGCCTCCAAAGGGTTAGAGAACACTACTGCATATCAAAAGTGGGAACAGGACTACCACGCCACCTACAAAGAATTCCAGATTGCAAAACAAACTCTGCAGAATGATTATCTGCCCCGTGTCGTCGAAGGAACCGTTTTGAACTGGGAGCTGACTTACTCAACCAACTCGATCGAAGTACAAGTCTGTCAATGCGAGGGGGAGCAGAATGAAGAAGCACGAGTCGTTCTCTGATAAGCTTGGACGGATTTATCACCCGATTGATGCCGATGATACCTTCAAGGTAAACGATTGGAGAGCAAAAACAATCACATTTCAGATCACAGAGGAATGCAACCTGAATTGCTCCTATTGTTATCAGGGAGCGAAATCTCGAAACAGAATGAGTTTTGAGACAGCCAAAGAAATTGTAGACACCCTTTTGGCTGCAGACAGCAGGACGAATCAATATATCACATCGGACAAAATCAGCGGTGTTATCTTGGATTTCATAGGTGGAGAGCCACTGCTCGAAGTAGATTTGATCGATCAAATCATGGACTATTTTCTGGAACAGGCGTTTTTGCTCAATCACCCTCTGGCGACCAGATATATGATCTGTATATCTTCGAATGGCACCTTGTATTTCACAGAAAGCGTACAGAGATTTCTGGAAAAATGGGAAGGTCGAATCTCTTTTTCTGTTAGCGTTGATGGGAACAAGGAACTCCATGATTCCTGCAGAGTCTTTCCTGATGGGACTGGAAGTTATGACCTTGCAATTGCTGCAGCCAAAGACTACATGAACAAACATGGCTTCATAGGAAGTAAAATGACGATAGCTCCCGGAAATGTCATGCATGTAAGAAGTGCTGTAAACAGCCTGCTTCAGGAAGGGTATGACGAGATTTATCTGAACTGCGTTTTCGAAGAAGGGTGGGAGCTTTCTCATGCCCAAATTCTGTACAGACAGCTCAGAGGACTGGCTGACGATTTGTTGGCTATGGAAAATCAACCCTATCTGTCCATATTTGACGAACACATCGGACACCCCATGAAGGAATCAGATAACCAAAACTGGTGCGGTGGGTGCGGAAGCATGCTTGCGGTCAATTGGAAAGGAGAATTCTTTCCTTGCCTCAGATACATGGGATCTAGCCTGAACGGAGCACAAGAGCCGTTCATAATCGGAGACCTTGAGAATGGGATTATGAATTTGCAGGAACACCGCGACAGGGTACAGGAACTCTCTGTCATCGACCGGAAGTCTCAAAGCACAGAGGAGTGCTGGAGCTGCCCCATCGCATCTGGATGTGCATGGTGTTCGGCATATAACTATCAGGTATATGGAACACCGAATAAAAGAGCGACCTTTATTTGCAAAATGCACCAGGCTAGAGTCTTAGCAAACGCATACTACTGGAACCTGATATACAAAAAAGAAAACATAGGAACACGGTACTTGTTAGATATTCCTGCTGATTGGGCTGTCGAAATAGTTGGCGAGAACGAATACGCTATGCTCAAATCTTTGGCGGAGGAGGTGTAGTAGGTGGCATATATCGACCATGAAAGATTTCTTGATCTCAAAAAGCGAGTACGAGAAGAATGCCTCAAAAGGTGCTACACTGGATCGGTGCTGATGTATGGAAGTCAAGACTTTGACTTTGAAAACCAACCTGCGGAAGGAAATCTGATTCTTGGGGAGCATTATGAGAAAATTGCAACCCCCCTCGCTGCGATCAATTCTGACCTAGTTCCAGATTTAGATCCCAAACGAATTGTCTCCGAAGAAGAACTCGCTATGTTGGAGGCGGCAGTAACTACATTTGAGGCAGAGTCGAAAGCAAGGACAACTCCGGGTGAATGCAAATCGTCCTGCACCGGAACCTGTTATACAGAATGCTCCGCATCATGTACCGGAAGTTGTGGTGGAAACTGTTCCGGTGGTTGTCTTACAAGCTGCAATGGGTGCGACGGATGTAGTGGCAGCTGCACCAACGTATGTTCTGGATGCACAAGTACATGCAAAACGCACTGTACTGGAGGATGCAGCGGTTCCTGCAAGGAGACCTGCACTGTTTCTTGTGGATTTAGGGGTTGCTCCGGAAGCTGTAGAAATCATTGCTACAATGGTTGCGTTTCTTCTTGCGGTGGAGGCTGCTCAACTTGTGGCAGCAACTGTTCGGGCGTTAGTCTAGTAGGAACGCAAAGCAGTCATTAAGAGGTGACAACATGAATATTGCATCAAAGTTTGATATAGCTGCCTTGAACCTTTTCGTGGCAGCAAGTGAGGGAACTGTTTCTACGGAACATAGAATGGAAATTTTCGAAAGCGTTGCTGGCGATCTTGACCTTATGGTCGAGGCCCTTAATGCGTTGATCGTCGGACACAATGCTAGAGTGTACTCTGGAACGCTTTCTGCGGAGAAGGCTTTTAAGTCCATTAAAGCAGAATACAAAGCAATTGGTTTTGGAGAAATTGTTCCTTTCGATTGCATGGAAGGTCCTCTTGAGATGCTTTATTATAGAAAAAGCTCAGATGAAATAGATATGGACCACATGTTCGAGATCATCCAGAAGATGTTCCAAAAAAATGAAACCTGTCCCAACGAGAGAATTAAGTGTGGCGTATATCAGCTTGCGCTGAGAACAATTACGCACTACAACCTCGTAGCAAAGGACATAAGTTTCTCCAGACAAGTCATCGATAAAGTAAATTCCTACACACAGGAACAAAAAGATTCCGCTCTTTTGCCCCCTGCCATTGTGACAGAACTGTAGGAGGTATTCTATGGCTATTGAAAAAATCACAGATAAGCCGGTGGCTGCATCGGCTGAATTGGCAGATCATATTTTGATCGTCATAGACGGAAAGCTCCGAAGGGCTACTGTTGAAACACTGGCGGATATTTTGGTGGAAGGGCATATAGTCAAAATCAACGCTGATGTTACTTCTGCCGTCAATGAAGCGACAGAGCTTGCTGATAGAATTAGAACATCGCTGGATAACGGGGAATTCAACGGAACGCCCGGTGCTGCAGGAATTTATATCGGCAAGGACGAACCGACAGATCCTCACCATCCCGTATGGCTGTACTATGATCCCGAAGCATGATTTGCAAGGATTAGAGAATCCCAAATAAAGGAGTACGGAACATGGATAAACAGTATGCGAGAAAAAGATCTCCCGTTACAATCGGAAGGCATGGCGAAAACAAAGCAAGGCAGATTCTGTTCGATATCTCGCGCTGGAAAAAGCTCTACGGGTCTGGAACCGTAGCTCTTTTGCACAGGAGATGTGGAGACATCGAAGCATATCCTTGTCTCATCGAAATTGACGGAAACTTTGTTGTCTGGACGATCATGGAATCTGACCTTGCCAAAGTTGGACAAGGTCAATGCGAACTCCAGTATCTTAAAGGCGAAACGGTCGTCAAATCTGAGGTCTGGGTCACAAAAGTAAATAAATCCCTCACACACTGCGGAAACAGCTGCGATAACCCCCAAGACAGCTGGGTGACAAAAGTATTGCAGGCAGGTGCAGCTGTCCTTGAGGCGCAAATGCACCCTCCGATGATTGGAGACAACGGGAACTGGTTGGTTTGGTCATCCGAGGAAAGCGCATACAAGGACACAGGAATTTCTGCCGGCGGATACAACGATGCAGATAAACTGGATGTAGATCAAGGCGTAGAAAATTTCGGGAAAGCCATGGTGGTCGGACCAGACGGGCGATTGGTTCCGGCTTATGTGTCTCCCGTCATTTCTGAAGAGCCTCCGGACGATCTTAATGTCGGGGCATACATCGACCCGAGAGAGGATTATGAGGAAGAAGAAGGTGTCCCTGTCGCTTCTGGTGGAAGCGTCAGATACGACAACCCTCAAAATCTATCCGAAGATCAGAAAAGACAAGCCAGAGAGAATATCGGAGCTTTTGCCTCAAGCCAAGGCGAAGAAAACGCCGAAAAACTCCTGTTTGTAGACAAGAACGGCATTGTCTCTGTACTAGCCATTGGAGCAGGGCTTGCGATAGTAGGAGGAAAGCTTACTCTTGCAACGCTCGCTACAACAACAGCCATACTGGGCACAGCGAAGCTCGGAGAAATGATCCTTTAGGAAGGAGGATTTACATGAGCTACAAAAAACATATTTTTGCAGACGGGCATATACTAAAAGCCGAACATCTCAATGCCATGGAAGATCAGATCGCCCAGAACGAATCCAACAATGGCAACTTGGCTGACCTTTCCACAGACTCCAAATCATCCACTGTTTCGGCGATCAATGAACTTAATTCAAAAAAGGCAAATGCACCAACCAAGGCAGCGGTTGGACAGATACTTGTCGTAAAATCGGTCGACTCAGAAGGACATCCAACAGAGTTTGAGACTATCGCACTTCCTCAATGTGATTTTGGAGAAGAAGCAAAGATACTGTTGGTGGATATTCTTGGAAGCGCAAAATTTGAATCAGACCAAACATCCAACATTTCTGCTCTGGCAGAGGCGTTGGGTGTTGTTTTTTCACCTGAGCTTCCTGAAGAAAATGGCGTAGAAAAGGTCGACGAGACGCTGGTTATCACTGACAATGTCGACGCAGTACAAGATGGAAACACACTGGTAATATCTTGAGAGGAGTGAATTTATGAGCAAAGACGTATTGATCGGCGAACAGACGTATTCAGGAATAACAGACGTGCAGCTTAAAACCACAACTGGTCAAGCCGCCACGTTCAAAGATGTTGACGAGATCGTCACACCGAGCGGTGAAAAGGAAATCACAGCAAACGGCACATACGATATCACGGGATATGCCAGCGTGGTCGTAAATATTCCGACGGAGGGTGAAGCAATGACGATTAACACAGAAGCAAGCACAACATTTGAACTTGCAAATGGCACCGAATTCAGACGGGGAGAGGTAGCGGAACTTGTTCTTACAATCCCCGAGGAACTCCCCACAGCTTTTAGCTGTCAAGTTGCATTTACAAGTGGTGAAAACGCAACTAGCATTACAATGCCCACAGATGTCGTAATGCAAGGCGAATCTGTGTCCAATGGAGTTTTCACACCCAAGGCCCATTATCGATATGGTCTCATGTTCTGGTACGACGGCGAAATCGTGTGGTGTGTCATTTGTGCCGCAGCTCTGGAAGGAGCAGAAGACAATCCTGACGAAGGCGGCAGCGGAGATAATACCGGAGATGACACCGGCGATACTGGAAATACCGGAGGTTCTGGATCTGGCGGCGAAGATGATAACACCGAGATGACTGGTAGCGGAACGGAGTCTGATCCGTACATGATTGCAACTGCAGCACAGTTCGTTGCACTTGGAGAAGAAGTTGATGCCGGCGATACGAAGAGTGGAGTTTATTACGCCGTTGCAAACGACCTCGATTTGGATGGCATCGAATGGAACCCCATTGGCGCAAACTATAAGAATACCAACAGTGACACCGACAATAGCGGTAGCTTTGCCGGTACGATTGATGGTCGTGGTCACGTCATCCGCAATATCAGCATAAACGGCATGCAGTATGCAGGTCTGTTTGGCTCGAACTTTGCCGGTACAGTAATGAACCTTGGACTTGAAGGTGGCTCCATCAGCACGACTTATGCAAGTTCCACTTGCGGTGCCATTGCACGCAAGGGTTCCGGCAAGATCGTAAATTGCTACGCACGAGTTCCCGGTCAAGCTGTTACTCGTTCGTCCGGTATCATTGATGAGATCGAAGCTGGCGGCATGGTCCTTGGCTGTTACCAAGCTGCAGCTATCAACAACGGAAATGGCTATGCGATCAAGTCTGCTACTACAACAACCGGAACAATTAAGTATTGCCTGTGGGATAGCACATTGACAGAAAAGGGTATTGCCGGGACTTCTTCTTCTGATTCCAACAATAACGGTATTACAACCGCAGAGTTTGCAACAGCTCATACAACCCTCAATAATAATCTTTCCGCTGTTGCTGCTGCGGCCGGAATCGATGTTGCCAAGCTGTGTGCTTGGGAGGCTGGTTCTGACGGTTATCCCAGACTGGTGGTGGCGTGATGAGTCTTACGATGAGACGATTTGCTGCAATTGCTCAACTATCGTCAGGTAGTGCAGTTGCGCCTGTTCTTCGGTACAAGCTCGGAATTATATCGGACTCTCACTCTGGATACACAAATGCAGTTCCGCATTTAACGGCAACCTTGAATACGCTTCATAATCGTGGGGCGCAAGAAATCGTCACTTGCGGAGATAGTGCTGTAAATGGTACTCAGGCAGAATGGGAGCAGTATATCAGCACAATCGAATCGTCCCCGTACAAGAGAACTCAAGTTCATGAGTGCAATGGCAACCACGATGGTGCCGCCCCCGATCTGACCACGTTTAAGCAGTATTCAAACAATGGAGCTTTGGTGGGAAAAGATCCGTACTTTGCGATCGACCTGTTTGGAGATCGTTTCATTTTCTTGGCTTTCGATGTTGGAACGTCTCCCAGCGGTGGAAACTGCTTCTCAACAGCACAGCTTGATTGGCTTGAAGAAGAGCTTCAGGAGCACTACGGCAAAGGGAAGAATGTGTGGATCATTGAACACTCTCTTTTCTATGGTTGGGGTGCTGGTGATATTATTTCCGCCCCTAGATACCCAAGAGCCTTGTCCCTTTCCTTTGATAGCCATATCCGCCTGAAATCCATTTTGGAAGCACATCCCAAGCTTATCTTCCTCCACGGACATACGCATATTAGGCTTGAAGATGTTTCCGAAGGACTCGTTGCCCATGCACTTCCTGCGGATGCCGGATGCAATCAGATTCACGTCCCTGCTGTTACCGCAGGTAAGTTTATTGGAGGCAGCGGCGAACCCTCGGCGGATTTTAGTATGGACCCGGAATGCTGGTACTGCGAAGTTTACACAAACAAGATTGTTTTCATCGGTCTTAACGGCAATACTGGTGAAGAAATAGCAAACGTTTCTCATACTATTGCAGTCTAAGAGAAGCGAAGAGTTGAGGTGTGAAAATGGCAAGATATTACGTTCGAAATCCCGACAATCCTCAGGAGTGGCTGCTTGTAGGTGGTAACGCCAAAGGGGCTGTCCTGTACAACAGACCTCAAACTCTTAGCGAAGAAGCAAAGAGCGTTGCAAGAGACAATATTGGCTCAGCTTCCAAGGCAATCGTCGGCGATCTTAAAAAACTCAACACTTCGTCAAAGAACGATTTGGTCGAAGCCATAAACGAAATTCTCAGACTTGTTGGAACAGGAGTCGGAGGAACTGTTGATCCGGAACAGATCGAAAGAATTGTCGAGGATTATTTAGAAAATAATCCGCCCGAAGATGGTCAGGATGGTATTTCTGCAACGCATAGTTGGGAAGGTACTGTCCTGACCATGACAAGTGCAAGCGGCACATCGAAGGTAGATCTTCAAGGCCCCAAAGGGGATGACGGAATATCACCGCACATCTACCTCGAACAGATCGATGGCGGACATAGAATCACCATTGAAGATGCTTTCGAAAGAAAAGAGTTTGTCATCAAGAACGGTTCTGACGGGCGAGATGGTGATAATGGCGCAACGCCAGAACTCAAAATTGGCACCGTTACGACTGTATCCTACGGGGGTGAGGCAAAAGCAACAATAACGGGAACGGCAGATAAGCCGGTTCTCAACCTATGGCTTCCTTCTGGTCCCGCTGGATCTTCTTCCGAAGGGGATGACGGAAGAGAAGTTGTCCTTCGTGCTTACGGTGGTTATATCCAATGGCAATATGTTGGTGATACCACTTGGGAAAACATTGTCGCATTGTCTGAAATATCCGGAGACGATGGTGTAGGCATCGAAAGTGTAGAGCAGACTACTACCTCTGATGAAGACGGTGGCACAAACAAAATTGTACTGAGACTGTCCGATGGGTCTGAAACTGAAATATCAATAAAGAACGGCTCTGCAGGAACACCGGGCAGAACTCCGGTTAAAGGCGAAGACTACTTTACCGATACAGAAAAGCAAGAGATTGCCGAAGAAGCATCAAAGCTTGTAACCATCGATCAAGTTCTCCCCACACAAGTCGTTTTCCCCGAAGGACAGACAACGAACTTTGCCATCGGCAAGGTAAAACTGTCGAATGGTAGCGCAGAGCTTATTCCTGTAGGAGGAACACTGCAGGACTTCTTCGACAAATTGGTTGAAGAAAAGAACCCCTCTACAACTCAGCCGAAAGTAACGCTTACGTTCGATCAGGCAAAGGCTTATGAAGTTGGAACAAAAGTCACTCCTACCTATAAAGCCACCCTCAGCGCAGGTTCATACACATACGGACCCGCTACAGGAGTTGTAGCATCTGCATGGGAAGTCACTGACACCCAAAACGCTAAAAGAACAACAGCCAGCGGTAGCTTTGATGAAATCCAAATAGTTGATGATATAAGCTATAAGATTACAGCAAAAGCAACTCACAACGCAGGTGCTGTTCCTGTAACAAACCAGAAGAACCCTTATGCCGCCGGCCAGATTAAATCCGGAACAAAAAGTGCTACCTCTGGAGCGATGACAGGATATCGAAACGTCTTCTATGGAACAAGAACAGATAAGACAGATCTCACATCTGATAAGATCCGCGCTCTCTCTGGAAAATCCGGAAAGGCTCTATCAAATGGAAGCACATTTGTGGTTGATGTTCCTGTTGGAGCCTTGCGTGTTGTTATAGCATATCCGGCCACCCTTCAGGATATTTCTTCTGTAAAAGACGTGAACGGCATGAATGCTGAAATTGCTTCAGGTTTCTCGATGATTACACTTGATGTTTATGGAGTTGATGGATACAAAGCCATTCCGTACAAAGTGTATATCATGGACTTTGCATCCGCAAATGACACGGCAAACACCCTTGCTGTAACAATCTAAGGAGGTGGGGACATGGCTGATTTCGGAACGCTTAATTTTTCTGTTGCATTCAAACCTACCGGCGCATTTCCCATCAACGCAAATCAGTATTTTGAAAGCTTGGATGAAGCAAGGGCAGCGGCCGCATCTGCAGAGGAAGTCGGTAGCACAAATACCGTTTATCACTATGGAATGAAGCTCCTTGTTTCTCAGGACGGTGTAGACACATGGTACACAATCCTGAGAGACGGGACTCTTTCTCCTGAAGGGACAACCGGCCCGTCCGAAGTTGTGCTTGTCATACCCAAGAAATATGACGAGCTGAAAGAACTCCTGAATAATTCCGCCCTTGTTGCAGGTAGTTTATATCGCATAACCGACTATGTCACCGCAACTACTCAAGAGGCGACCCAGAGCGCAGGACATCAATTTGATATCTTGGTTCAAGCTCTTACCGCTAGTACGCTTGCCGAAGAAGCGAAAGCAATCCATCACGATGGAGACGAATACTTCTCAAGCAGCAATCTTAATGGATGGCAGCTTTGGTACACCATAGACAACGACACAAATCGGTTTGCATGGGCAGACGCTGAAAACGGCAAAGGCGTCATCTATCGACTGATAGATGAGTGGGGAAACGAGTGCCCATATGATTTCAAAAACATCATGATGCAAAATCCTCTTGACGCAGATGATTCTGGGTACTATTACACGTTCGACAACGCAGGAGGAGATCTTTCCCTCATTGGTGAACTGTGTTTCTCAAACCACATTGACAAATATATAGATGGTGCTCAGAAGATCAACAGGAATATTTTCATCGCTGCCGGGTTGGAGGTCAGTGGGAACTCCTTTGACACCCAATGCTACAACAATGTTTTCCGCAGAGCAACAAGGCGGTTGAGCTTTGCTCGTGAATGCTACGGAAATAACTTTCTGGGGCACAATCATCTGAGCACGTTCGATACAAAGTTCAGAAATAATACTGTCGGCGGAGAAACACAGTCAATCCAAGTTGGGCAAGGAGCAACCAACAATGTTTTTGCTAACAACATTTACTATTGCTCGTTCGGCAACTATTTCAAAAACAATGTCCTTTGTAGTTATCTGTACTACAGCACTTTCGGCCATTATATTCAGAACTGCATATTAGGAGAAAGTGCAGAGCTTCCTGGCCAATACATGAGATTTTTGACATTTGAGAACAATGTCACTTACTTGAATCTCTACAAGGCGGATACTGCTACAAAATCCTATTTGGAGAATGTAACAATATCCAGCGGCACTTGCGGATCATCTGCTGCGCGAATTATGCTTCTTGTAGAAGAATTGGCGCAGAAATATGCAATTACTTTCGGCCTGAACACAAAAGGAATTGTCGAAAAATATTGTGCTGCAGACCTGCCCAGTTCTGCAAATAATTCAGGAGGAGTTAGTTTCAAAACAGATGAAACTCTCTCTTTGGTCGATGGGGTGCTCTCTGTCAACACGGCTAATTCTGCTGAAGAAGACAACACAAAACCCATCACATCAGCTGCTGTTCATACACAGCTCGGCAACATCGAAGCCCTGCTTCAGACAATATGATAGGAGTGTGAATCATGAGCATTGCACAACGAATAAGCACTATTCAAACAGACAGAAACACAATCCGAGCCAAGCTGGTTGAACTCGGTCTGGCAACGAACACAGACAAGCTGACTGCTCTTGCGGCTGCGATCGAAGATATCGTCAATCAAGGTGCAGTATCTGTCGAGATCAAAGAGGGTACAATCTATACGATTCCGGCTGGTTTCCACAACGGCTCTGGTGTCGTAAAAGCTATTTCCGACGCAGCCGGCGACGCAGAGACCTACAAGACTCAGGCAAAGGTTGTAACCCCCACAAAGAAACAACAGAGTGTAACGCCCGATGTCGGCTACTATGCTCTGGAATCTGTCACTGTCTATCCCATTCCTGACGCATATCAAGATGTTACCAGCGTTACCGCAACGGCAGAAGACACACTTACCGGAAAAATCTTTGTTGCAGCGGATGGTACTGTTGTAACAGGTACTATGCCCAACAATGGCACTGTAGATAAGATCCTCGACTGTACGACTCTTACCTACACAATCCCGAAGGGCATGCACAGCGGCACTGGTAAGATCCAGATCATTGTAGAAACAAAAACTGTAACTCCCACCAAGGCCGTACAGGAAATCACTCCTACAGATGGAAAGGTACTTTCCAAGGTTACAGTTGCGGCTATTCCCGATGCATATCAGGACGTCACTCCCGTTGATGCCACAGCGGCAGATGTGGTTGTTGGAAAGACTATCGTTGCCGCCGATGGCACCGTGATTGAAGGGGGAATTCCCGTCAATGGCGACGTATCCAGAACAATCGATGGCCTGACAACAACCAGTGTAGAAATTCCTGCAGGAAGCACTACTGGAGGAACCGTGAGTCTCACAGACGATATTGAAGAAGCTCTTGCGGCTATCTGAGCCCCGGGGCGTGAATCGCCCCGCAAGGAAGGAGGCGCAACATGAGCATAAAAAGCGAGATTGAAAGGATTCGTTCCGCCGTTTCCGACCAAGAAAGATTAGTTGGGAGAATACAGGAAGAACTCGCAAAAAAAATAAATGCTTCTCAAGTCAAGACTTGCACCCTTACAGTAGCTTCAGATGGGAACGGAATTGTTACAGCAATCTGTGTCACCAGATTTGAAAACGGCGCATTTATTGCAGACAATAGATATACCCCAAACAGCATAGTGCCGCAGACCTTCAGCAATGTGGTTTGCGGCAGTGCTATATATATTGAGATTTGCAACTTCGAATCCGCTGCGTTTGAAACATCCGGAATCTCTGGCAACCCAATAAGCAACGGATATTTTGGACAGATAACAGCACCTGCCGACAATGAATGTCAAATCCGAGCCTACGACCCAAACAAGCAAGATCAAGCAGGAGTTATACAGAACGAAAATACACTGATCGTAAATAGCGGTGTTACATCTTCTCAGGATGGAAGTACACTGCTAATACTGTAAGGAGGTGTGGCGGATGAGTATCCTCGAAAACAATACGAGTAGGTTGCAGCAAATACTAGAAGATATAGAAACTCTTCCGACTGCACCCTCTTTGCCTGAACTAGACAATCCGGGCGATGGAAACAAGATGCTCGAAGGGTACAAGTTGATCGGCCAGAACGGTGAGGTTGTCACAGGCACAATCCCTGTCGAAGAAGGAAAAACCGTTACGCCCGGCGAGACCGAGCAGGTTGCCGTGGAAAGCGGAACATATGTATCCGGTGACATTGTCGTTGCTGCAGTAGAAAAGGTGGAAGAGGTCGAACAGGCCACCCCTGTTATCTCCGTCACCATTGATGGTATAATCACGGCTAGGGCTACGCAGTCGGCAGGTAAAGTGGCGGCTGGCACGAAGACCGCCACCAAGCAGATGACGGTTCAAGCGGCTAAGACATGGACACCCGGTGCGACAAACCAGACCATTGCCTCTGGTCGGTATCTCACTGGTACACAGACCATCAAGGGCGACGCAAACCTGAAAGCAGAAAACATTGTTTCCGGTGTTTCTATCTTTGGGGTTGCTGGTACGGCGGAGACTGGAACGGGTGGGGGTTCTGAAACAGGGGCTGCCTGCACAGTCCATATTGATAACTCGTCAAGTTATCCTTGCGCTGTTTGTTATGCGAACAGTGATGGAGAAGGAAAGGCAGTGATCGTAAACGATTGGACTTCCGATCAAATTGATGCGACCGTGGGGGATATTGTCACCTTTTATTCTCCCTTCGATTCTTTTGCGCCCCCATTGGTGTGTGAGGTACAAGGTTGTAGCTTTTTGGGTACTACAGAATTCGTCTCAGGCATGGTTCAATGTAGGGTTTGTATGTTCCGCCTAACCTCCGAGAATGCAGATATTTTTGTGTATGATTATACTGGAGACGATACGTGAAAACATGAGGTACAGATGTGAAATACTATATTTTCCATGGGGAAGTGCTGCCCCCCGAAGAAATAACCACATATTTTGGGGATAAAACTACTTATCCCTATGCCCAGAAACTGTACTGTGGTGAAATCACCCTTGACGATATTCCCGAAGACCTTCGGGAGACGGTACAGACCGCCGTCAACAACCGTATCAACCGGTGGGGTGCGTATGAGGATCAGCTTGTTTCATACAACGACATGAAGGAAGCACTGCAAGAAATTGATAGAGAGGATAATACAAATGGCTGATGTTCCTATTTTAAGAATATGGAATCCTGAAACAGGAAGGTATGAAGGCGTTTCTCAGATCAAGGGGGACGACGGAAGAGGCATTACATCTGTATCATATGACGAAACAAACGACGAGTGGGTTATTGCTTATACAGATGGAACAACGGATAGACTTGGCGCTTCGTCAAGCAAGAAATACCCCTACATTTCAGAAATCAATATTTCAGGATCTTCTGTCGAAGTCGTCACAGTAACGGCAAAAGACGAAACGGATGTTCAAACTTTCTCCATTCCAAGCAAGCTGAGTGACCTCAAGGGCGACACTACGCACAGAACCGTGACCGATACCCAGATAGACACATGGAATTCAAAGTCATCGTTCTCTGGATCGTTTAAGGACCTGTCCGATCTTCCGAGTAAAATTGTTAAAGAAATTAACTTCACAACTTACGATGGACTCTGGATATATTATGCCGATGGCTCATCTGCTCATTTCCCTCAGGATAATATAAGTGCTCACTCGCACACAGCAGACAAAATTAGTGGCGGCATACTCGGCGGGCAAGTCGCCGCAAACTCACTTCATCAATCTCCGGGCGAATATCTAGTCCGCAATCAGAAACTCTCTGCTACCGATGATGAGCCTACGGTTGAAGGAGAGATCTGTTGGATTTACTCGTAAGGGGGTGAGTATTTGGCAGAGACATTGTTAGCCATCATCTCCATTACCGGAAATGGAATACAGGACGTAACCTATGTCGAAATTGACGGAGAACAATACTTTGGAGATGAAGAGATAGAAGTACCCCTTGGCACAGAAGTCCGATGTGCTTACTTTGGTGGATATCTTTATTTGAATGGCGAATTGAGCGACATGAACAGTGAACACACGTTTGAGGCTACAGGAAATGTAGGTATCACATTCGTCGATTCTGGCGCATCAATTGAAGTCGAAATGGATAATTCCGAAGGCGATCCAGAACTCACAGGAGAGCACACGGCGATGGTTGGAGCGACAGTCTATCCAATCACAGAAGGAATCTGCCTTGCAGATGGCACTGGATATAAGATCGACATGGGAAGAACAATGGTCAATGGCACTATTTATGATGTCTCGTGGAAACGGACGATAAGAATAACTGGTGCCGGACGAGCAAAAAGCTATGACGAAAATTACGATAATTACTACGGCTGCTTTGTCGAATTAGAAGATGGCACGTCTTATCCGGTTGCAAATGGACAAGTCAGAATTCCAGTTGACGTCACCATAGATGTTAATCAGGGAGATGTTCTGATTCTCCAAACCACGAATTCTGTCAACCTGAAATCTTATATCTATTTGAACGGAGAAGAACCTGACGGGATCGAGGTATCCACGTCTGGAGGTAGAACGGACAAAAGATTTGAATATCGAGTGACAAAGAATGCGACCATTACACTCGAATACAATCTAAATACTTTGCCAAACAGAATTTACATCGAGGATTAAGGAGAGAACACCAGTGATCTATATTAACATCAACGGCGATCAATATCCTGCCAAAGTACGCGGATTTGTCAGAGATCCCAATTGGAATAATCGAGACAGCAAAGAAATCACTTTATCGATGACTTATGAAAATGCACTTGCCATTTTTGTAGACGATGTGGACTGGGAGATTGTCTATCAAGCAAAGAGCTACACCAATGAAGATGGCGAGACAATAACCCCCGACCCTGCAATCTACGATAATAGCGATTGGTGTCTTGCTGGACCGATCACCGACAATCGGGATGGAACCGTAACAGTTAAAATGGGAAAAATTACAGCCGAAGAAGCCTTGGCTGAACTTCTGGAGGTATTGGCATGAAACGAAAAGAACTTGATGCACTGAAGACGAAGATCAAGCAGAAAACAGAAGAGTCTTCCGATCTGCACGCCCTCGTTGAAGCTATCTCTAAGCTTCCTTATGGACAGTTCAAAAAAGTCGCAACTGATGAAGTGCTTGAAATACTAACAAAGTATGGCTACGTTGAAGCTTCCTAATAACGACGGGAGGTGTTCCCATTGGACTTGGCACACGAAGAACGACTGAGCAAGGTCGAAGAAAGGTCGAAGTCGAACCAGCATCGCCTAGATGAGATGGAGCGACGACAGGACAACCTTGACGATCTCGTTGGAACCGTTAAAGTTCTTGCATCCAGAGAAGAAATAGTCGAGAAAGATGTAAAAGAAATTAAAGATGACGTCAAAGAATTGACCAACAGACCGGCAAAAAGGTGGGAAGACATCGTAAGCAAAGCGATTATGACCATTGTAGCCGCTGTTGTAGGGTTCATTTTGGCGAAAATCGGACTGTAACCAAACCGAAAATCCCAGAGAGGAGATATACTTTCGAATGGAAATAAAAGAATTCTTATCTGCGTTGCTCCAAGCGATACTGATTGCCTCTATACCTGTGGTTGCTACATACATCAAGAAGAGTCTTCAGGCGTTTGCAGAATATCTGAAATCAAAAATCGAGAACGACAAATCTAAGCATATTCTGGACGACATCGCAAAAGCTGTCACGGATGCAGTGACATACACGAGCCAGACATATGTTGACGCACTCAAGCAGAGCGGATCATTTACCATGGAGAACCAAGGGATTGCACTTCAGAAGTCCTATGACAAAGCAAAAATGCTGCTTGGAGATCAGGCAATTGAGTACATCGAACTCACATACGGCAACCTGAAGGAATATCTCACCACCAGAATTGAGGCTGAAGTCAGGAAGCAAAAAGTTTGTGTTCAGGCTGTAGAAGCGAAGGAGTGAGAAACATGACTGAATTGGAAAAGCGTCAACAGGTAGTTGATATCATGGCTGGATGGGTTGGCGCAACCAAGGGAAGTGCGGCACATAGAGAAATCCTATCTTTGTACAACGGCCGTTATCCTATTGCGAGAGGGTACGCTGTCCAAGAATATGACGATTATTGTGCTACAACGGTAAGTGCTGCCTTCATCAAGGCTGGGATCGCCGAGTACACAGGGACTGAGTGTGGCGTAGAACGGTTCGTTGAAGTTGCAAAAGAAAAAGGCATATGGATCGAAGATGATGCATTTGTTCCCCAGTTCGGAGATGCGATTGTCTACGATTGGCAAGACACAGGCGTAGGAGACAGCCAGGGCTGGGCAGACCACATCGGCATCGTCGCTGCAGTGAATGGAAACCTTGAAACCGTAATTGAAGGCAACATGAGCGGCGGCGTTGTTGGAACCAGATCGATTGAGGTCAATGCAAGATACATACGAGGCTATATCTGCCCTGACTATGCAAAGATTGTCGGCGTGTCAACCGTTTCTCCGTCTGTTCAGCCACTACCTCAAGTGCCACTGCAGCCGCAGCAAACGCATCCTCAAACAACAGATCTTAACTACGAAATGTTCAAGAGTTACCTTGCCAAATACAGAGGCGAGGTACGAGACAATGATGCATCTGCGTACAGCGAGGAAGCTCGTATCTGGAGTGTAGCAATGGGCTTAATCGCTGGCGGAGGCAATGGCGCGGACGGAAAGCCAAATTATATGTGGGAAGATTTTCTCACGAGAGAGCAATTTGTTACCGTGCTGTACCGGTTCGCTAAGATTATGGGTAGAGCCTAATGAGCGGAAAATATCTCAAGAAAAGAAAAACCAAGGGCAGAAGCACTGATTTCAGCAAACGTCTGGTATCGGATATCAGGAGTCTCCTTTGGGTTGTGACTATCGGCGGATTAGGGCTTGCCGGTCTTTGCATCATAAAAGGGTACACCGGATCGCTGCCGTGGTTGTCGGCTATGGTTGGATTGCCTTGGAGTGCCCACGGTGTCGTATGCTCTTTCTACCTTACAATGGCAAAATCAGATCACAAATCTGGAGGGATAACATTCGAAGCCGCAGCGGCTAATAACTTCGGAGTTGAAAAGTCGAATAGTCCTTCCATCTGAATACATTAAGCGATCACGGGTTTACCTCCGGCCCGTTTCGCCCGGTGTTCGTAAGAAAGATATCCCCCTTTTCTTCGACAAAATCGAATACCGGAAATAAATCCCCCCCACTTCAGCAATTGCTGGAGTGGGGGCTTTTGTTTTTGTGGAACAACTCCGCAGAAAAAATCAATGCTCAATTTATACAAAAATGAAAGCTCTGTTTTGACAGAATGTTCCCTGCGGCATTTTAGCAACTTTTTATACACTTATACCAATGAAAAATAATTACGGCAAAACTCATTCTAAAGTCCCACAAAAGGATTATGATCTAAAATGGCGATTTGAATAAATCTTTTCAAATATATCGAAATTCCTCTTGACTTTACTGATTGGTATGCTACGATATAGTCACAAAAAAGTTTACCGATTGGTAAAAAGGAGTTTCAAACGATAAACGCGGAGATTTATCCGCAATCAAGAAAAGGAGTTCTCAGCATGATAGATCTCAGAAAATATTCGGCTCTCATCCGTGAAATGGTTGCCAAAGAAAACGAAAAAGACCTCAACTGGAAGTGGTCGGTTAAGTCGATTGGGAAGAAGAAAGCGCGCATTCGCTGGGGCTATCTGGACTATCTGGAAGAGGAACAGAACTGCTTCATCCTTTCTGTCGATTGCAACAAGGAAGCCGGAGACTGGATCTGGGCTTGTCTCCCTGACGGAGACCACATTGAATGCTATATGGTTGCTGAGAAACCGAATCCGAAGATCGGCGCAGAGCAGACAATCGAGAGCGGCATCAGAGATGCAATTGAGGAAATCGCCTACTATGCACACACCAGATATTGAAAGGATGAGAAAAAGATGAAGAAATACTTAGTTCAGACAAAGCATTCAAACGGCGAGATCGATCTCTCCGAGAACACTGCAGGTCAGATCATCAATTTCTTTGGTTTTCGTGACTGCACCGACTGCGACTACGAGGTTTTCGACGGCACAGTTTTCGGCTCCATGATCCGCCTTATCTACGAGCCGGCGGAACACCCTCCGTTCAACTTCCACCGTTTCATCAATTCGGCGACCAAGGAAGTCGAGTTTGAAGGTTTCAGCAAAGAGCACTGAGGAGAAAAAGAAATGTTTTATGTACTAGACTTCAGAAGTCACCAGTTCCGTACCTGCCATACCATACAGGATGTTTTATTGCAAATTAAATACCTTCTTCTTTCAGGCGTATACGAAGATGAAATCGAAATCGTAAGTTGTTTTCACGATGAAATTAGATTTACGGTTGACGAATTTATCTCTGACAACGAAGGTGGTGCAGCCGTATGATCTTTCTTTGCTACGACCCTGTCGGAAAAACCTTAGAAGAAGTTACACGAGAACCAACTGTATATTCGCAAGGAGTTTCTGTTTTTGTTCTTCAATATGAAAACGACACTCTCGGAAAGAGAGCAGCTGACGGGTTTTCTTTGAGAGAGATTCTTTGCCGGCACCCGGAGTTGAAAACCGCTTTGGTAGTCAGCCACAACGACTTCTTTGGTGAGTCCGTGTTCCGAGTCAGAAAGGAGAATTGCATTGAAAGCGAAACGAATTGAAGGTATCGTCTACCGGATCAGGACGACCTACGGAGGCTTCCTGGTGGAGGTTCCCAACGAGGGCGATACGATAGGCGAGCTCGCCCGGTACTGCGCTAACCTCAGCATGAGCGGTTACATCATTTCGTCCGTAACGAGAGTGCTCGATGCGGACACCGCAACGCCGAGAGTTTCTGTCCTGACCACAAAGGAATATCGGGACGAAATCAAACGGCTGACCAAGAAGGAGAATTGATAATGAAGCTGGATGAAATGTGGAACGGCCTGAAGCGGATTGCAAACGGCGATTATGTGCTGGAAGGTGATTTGATTGTCACCGAAGACGAAGACTTGGAAGTGGAGCTGAATGACCCGCTGGTTGTCAATGGCACGGTTGATGTCAAAAAGAGCCTGATTGTCCGTTGTGGCATCAAGGCTGGCGATGGCATCAATGCTGGCTGTGGCATCAAGGCTGGCGATGGCATCAATGCTGGAGATAGCATCAATGCTGGCTGTGGCATCAATGCTGGCTGTGGCATCAAGGCTGGCTGTGGCATCGATGCTGGCTGGGGCATCAATGCTGGAGATGGCATCAATGCTGGCTGGG